GTCTTCCACGGAGCCCCTACAAGGAACTGCCGTTCTTTCCGTCCGGTCACTGCGCTCATTGCCTCACAATGGGTTTTGATAGGCGCGTGTACCGCCGCCAGCGGGTCAGGTGTCGAGATGAACTGCACATTCTCCGCTTCCATCTGCAACAAGGCCGCTGTCCACTGGGTCGTATCATAGTCACCCTCAACCGCTCCAACAAGGAACTCTGCGACACTGTTGTCCACGATTTCTACATTGGTTGCGAGGTTTCCCGCCGCCGCTGATACTCTCGCAGACTGCGCGTTGATAACATCAAGCATCGCGTACATTGAAGATTCTGCTTCAACGGCTGCGGCGTTGATGTCCGCTGCGGTTACTCCGTCCAGTTCCAGTGGGCTATCATTCTCACTGCCCGCAATCGCAAAACAGGTATAGCCAGTCTGGGCGTTGATGTACGTCGCCAATTCGCCGATAGTGCCATAATCATTCAAGTCGATACTCAGTGGATTCGTGACATCTGTATCGAGTGTTTGTGCTGCACTGGTATTCACGATGGTCATACTGGACGCGCCGCCCGTATTCTCAATCGAAAAACTCTTCTTCCAGATGTTGTCAAACTCCTCAACCGGATCGCTCTGAAACTCTATGGTGACTTTTTTACCGAACGTGTCGGTACTGGTCGCCACAGTCACTTTAATCTGATTCGTATAGAGACCGTAATCCCTACTGGCCAGATTGATCTTTGTGACTGCCGACGCAACCAAGGCGAGCGCTGCCTGTGTTGCGGCGTTTACACGCATCGCGAAGATGCGCTGGGGGCTTAGTCCTCCCCCCGGACTGAATGCAAGTCGAACAGCCTCCATCAAAGGTCCGCCACGAAGAGCGTCCACTGCTTCGGCGATGGTATTGAACTGTAGAAGGGTAGCGGGCTGACCCCCCGTACATTGGCCCATAACCACGCCATTGTTAGCAGAGGCAAGCCCCGCAGCACCTTTCACCGAGTCGATACGTGAGTATGCTCCCGGTATGATGTGCGAACTGATCTGACCAGCACTTTGGAATGTGCGATAATTCAGACTCATTTGTTACCCTCCAATACTGATTTTAAGGTTTTTGCCCACTCAGCTTTTGTTTTTAGTATACCACGATACTGCCCTTCAACATAGGCCCTCGTGTACGGATGTATATCCGGTACTTCGAGTTCTATGTACTTAAAGGCAGGGTATTTCGGTTCTTTTTTAGTTCTGGTAGAACTTGTCTTAGCCATATAACCCCCTATACAGCCCCCAACGTGAAATACGTCGGTAAGGTCTGTGTATCTATTGATGCGATACTCGTCAATGAGGTATCAAATACCGTTGCCCGATGGTTCATAGCGAGCGTCACAGTAATATTTGATCCATATAGAAGAGTCCCAAAATCGAGGTTTATATCCCCCGAACGTCGTCCTTGTATTCCTGACAGGTCATACCCATCCACATTGTGTAGATCAATTCTCTTCTGAGTTACAAAGTGGGCAACCATATCAAACAGAAAACTCGTTACCTCTTTGCTCTCACTCCACACATTGAAATCGATGCTATGACTCGTATGATATTGCTTTGTTATCCCTACAATCGACCCGGTTGCTGCGACCCTTGCCAGAACCTTTGCCCAGCCTGCGTCAGAGCAGAACACTTCCTTCGCGTCCCGGTAACCGCCCATGTTTACAATATCTTCCTCACTCCAAATGGCCGCTGTGTATTCGTCGCCCATAACCTCAACATCTTCTTGCATTGTCGAGTCGACCACGGTCACTGCCGGAAATACGTTCGTACTCTGACTCTGCCCCAGTACCTCCTGAGACAGAAGGATCGCGAACGGGTGGACCGTACCCACTCTGATATTGTCAAAGTTGGGGAACAGTTGAGAATATCCAACCGTCTGAAGAAAGTCCCTGACCTCTCGGGCCAGCTTGATCTCTGGATTCTCAGACTCCAACAAATAGATGAATCGATCATTTGCAGCTACGGGTCTGACCTCTGCTCTGGATGTCTTGTAAATATTTCCCATCACTTCATATCCTGTTCGAGCGCACGCTGTAGAATCTCTTCAGCATACGGTCGCATGTAATCTACTACCGCCTGACGCACGGGCCATGGCGGTTGCTCAGGTACGATCCACGACATCGGGTCACTCCCAGCCGATACGACCCTGAAGGTAAGGTAGCTTGATGACTTCGCTTTCTGAGTCGACGCCTGCATTGCTACCATACCCGCATATCGTCCAGCCTTCTGAGTGTATTCACCCATCGTCTTGCCGCCCTTGGTTATGGTCTTTTTCTGGATTCCCCGCTTAGACTTCCTATCAAACCGGGTCCCCCATGAATAATCCCGTCCTCCCTGACTATTGTTATCCACTGTGGACCGTCCCCCGGTAGGTGACGCCCCGGCTGCTTTCTTCTGATCCGCATCCTTAACCTGTGAACTGAAACTCTTATATACAGATATCGGCATAGGGTTATTCCTGAACTGATCGCTTCCCGGAGTCCCGTGCCTGAATGCCACTATGTTATATCGGCCTTTCTTACCTACCTTACTCTTCGGACCCTTCAACAGTCCTTCCTTCAGATCAATCAGACCGTGCCCTCTTTCCAGAAGGTCTGTGACTGACATACCGTTCTTTGTCGTATACGATGTGAAAACTTCCCATGATGTCGGGCTGATCTGCCTCCGTTCAATAGTCCTGTGATACTGCTTTGAGTTGACCACAAACGGCAATCCGGGAAGGTGCCCACCGGCAGCTACCCTCATCCACGCTTCCTGATACATCGTACTGAGCTTTTCGACTGCCAGCATCGTAGTGCTGAGTACCAGATTCCCTTTGCCCTTCGACATGAGTTGAACGAACTCGGGAACGATCTCTTGTGCTGTTACAGTCAGGGTCTTCATCAGTATATCACCTTATCATGGAGCCGGTCCTTCAGTTTAACACTGACACGGTTCACGAACGCTTTATTCTCTGAGTTCCGCAGCGTATGAAGGTTGGTCAAGGCTGTGAACGTCGGATGGTAGGTAAACTGGGCCGTATATGGAATTGCAGGCTTCGTAACGTTCCATTTTAGTTCATTTCGACCAAAAACCTCTACATCGTTGCCCGGACCGGTCGTATAATCGGTTCCGTCCTTCGTGATCACCCTCAAAACCCTACTCAGATCATAATAGGCTGTCACCACGTCGTTTCCTGCCACTAACGAGGGTTGAATTACCACCGAACCGATCTGCTCCTGCGAGAGGGCTGTGAATAGGTCCTCTGGCGCTGGTTGAGCCCAGTAAGGAACCACAAGTATTGCATCCGCATCTTCAAGGACATACGGCTGCTCGTACCTGATTCTCCCGGAGACGCCGGTAAGCATGAAGTCAAACGGCTTCACATACGTATAATCCACTTCTAAAACGTCACCAACTTCCCATGTACCCATAGCAGTGAGGGTGATATATTCCTTTGTAGCACTCGCAACCGTATAGGTCTCTGTCTTGGTCGTATTATATACTCGGGTTACCTCATCAACAGATCCCTCATATGATTTGCCCTTCTCTATGAACCGGGCGGCCACTACTCTCAACACGTTGGTAGCGTAGACATCAGAGTTCTCGTCGGTCACGGCTACCAGTGGTGAATAGGTATAGGTTGTAGTCAGAAGCCGGTGCAATGCTGGATAAGGTGGGTCGAGTTGAATATAGGACCCATCAGCCGGTTGCGATACAGCCAGCACAAGCGGCACATCCTTATGAAAGACTTGCGGCGTTCCTATTACAGGTATGTACTTTGGATATACTCGACCGGTGCTGCTATGCCTTGCCACCTCATCAAGAATCTGAAAGCTGTCCGGGTTCCTATAAATCGAACCACGTCCCGCACATACGGTACAATTCGGATCGGGTCTCATCGTGTCAGGGTTCAGACAGGAACATTTGACAGCCTGCGTCCACCGGAGCCACTGTCCGTGTCGGGCGAGAGCTTCTTCATATCTGCGAACGGTTTGAAATGTCCTGAAGGCGTCAGCCATATCCTCTCCCCTACGTTATGATGCTGATCGGTATCGGTGCAAACTTGTACCGGTTCTTTTCCAACCATGAAGTAATTTCATCTGAATACTGTTTGATCCTCGCTCCAAAATAGGCGCTCGTTGCACTTTGAGTTGAGCTAAAGCTCTCACTGAGCCCATCCAGACTGACCGACTGGCTTGAGAATCCTGCCAGCAGCCCATCACCGATGACCGAGAGACACTTAATTGTAGCATATTTAGCTATCACACTTCTAAGCCCGTCCGGTACGAGGTCGGCATTCTTGTATCCGGTCTCATAATCGAACTCGAAAGCGTCAGGGTACTTGGCTCCATTATTTCTTGTCCATAAGGGACCATACACAGAGTACGGACCATAACTGAAACCGCCCTGCGGGAACATATGAACCTGTCCGAGTTGCTTCTCTACCCTGAGCCAGTCATTCGCGATCATGTCCATAATCTCACCGCCGACCGGAGAGTTCCACTTCGCTCGGGTGACCTTGATGATCGGAAAATGCCTGAACTGAATGAAGCCATACTTGGTCCACAGTTGTGGATCGAACTCATAAGGCTCATCCTCATTGGTATAATCCACACCTTCTCGCCAGAGCCTCGACTGTACCAGTGAATCCGCTGGTCGTGTGACCCATGACTTTCGTCGGATGTCCATAGTCAAAAGGGATTCGAACTCGCTCACGGCTTCCCGTGCAATCTGCCGGAACTGCTCATCCTCCCATTCACTCTGCGCAATGTCAGAACCGATACTATCGATTCCCCACATCATGGTATATCGTAAATCGTCAGGGGTGTAGATGTCTCCCCACTCTCCCGGAGGTGGTTTGTAATTTCCAAAGGTGTACCCGATCTTATCGACCTCTGTCCCACCCTGAATCGCTGCGGACTGATCACTCTCCGCCCCCGCCGGTTCTTTAAAATAGGAGGTCTTATACCACTTCGTACTGTCGCCTGCCGCATCATCATAATAGTATTTTGTCTGTTCAGGAATAAGCGGAAGCCGTGTATTTACATCAGTAATCTCAACATACGCACCACCCTCAGTATCAGATCGATATATCTTGATCCGGTCATAGTATTCCAAAACATGAGAGATGTTATTTACGTCTACTAATAGTCTTACCATCAGTTTCCTCCTGTCAGGGCGCTCGTTATTTCAGGGGCAACAATCTTCGCCCCTGCTGCATCGGGTTCACCCGTAACCTCTGCCTCCGCTATCTCCGGCTCTTTGGGAATACTCGCCCCTGCCACACTGGGAGACCCCGGAAGTGACGCAATCGTCAACGGTGTGAATGCCGGATCAGTAGCCATAAACCAAACCCCTTATTATCAATTGTAACACACGATATACAGATGTCGGAGTGTGGGCCTTAACAAGCTCGGGACCTCCCGGAAGTGCCGCCCTTTCCAAGCTCGGAGTGAATGTGGGTAGAATACCCGCTCCCACACCCTCACCAAACCCATCCGTAATAATAAGATTGCTGTCTCCATACCCTTCAAGAATCAAACTCACACCCGAACCCTCTCAAAAACATTCTGATAGGCAGGGTTACCATCTACATCCAATAAATTAAAACGCATGACCTCAGTCACATTATCAGCCTTATAGAAAATCTCTTGATTGGCGTCCTCATCTATGAGCCTTCGTCCACCAGCCTGATCCCACAATAGGACCATAAACTCACCCATGCTTCCAGATATCGGAGTACCCGGAACAAGGTCCCACACCGCCGCAGATATGGTATTCAGAGACTTAATGGTATCTATCACTGTCATCCCGGCTGAGTTGTCAGTCACGATTCCTGTACCTTTGATTATTGCCAAACCACCTGTACAGGAAGCATCCAGTATGATAGTTACCTCACGGGCGCTTATATCAACAACACATCCCGCCACCGCATTCACTATCTGAACAGTTCCCGCATCGGCTATTAAAGAAACTGTCGAAGCTACACCGTTGAAGTCGATGATCGTCGGCACGCTTCCAAATGATACATTCCGTCCACTGACAAGACTCCCTGCTCCGAGCGTTATGGTATTGTACAGTCCACAACCCTCCATCAGGAGACTTGCCGTCACGGTGATCCCGTCAACGAGACAATCAATAAACTGACAGTTGACCAGTGCGGCAGCCCCGGCGATATACAGTCTTTCAAATCCACAATTGGTATACGTATCAGCAACCCCGAGCGTGAATACATCCGAGACTACTGCCCCGGCTCCGAAGAAACTGTACCCGCTAAACGATTGTCCCGGCGTAACCGCTCCTTTGACTGAATACCTATACAGGTTGTAGTTGGCAGCTATCAAGATCGCATCAGCAAAGTCATCTACCGGAGCGCTTATCGTACCGAACGGAAATACCGTTCCTGAATCGCCACTACCAGAATCATAATAAACCTGATCCCACGTCGGAATCGTAATGCTCTCAGGATTGATCAACTCGTTATCGACCGTCGCACCGTTAGAATTATCAGTGAGTTTCGCAGTACCTCGACAAACAATCGTTCCACCGGTCACCGTCGATTCCAAGATGATCTGCCCTGTAGCCATATCAATACTGACCGCATCGGCTCCTGTCTTGTTGATGAGTCTAATCCCACCATTGTACCCACGAAGTGCCAGCGGTTGACCTGCTCCACCGCAATCTATTGTCGGAGTCGCTTGTCCCGGCACACCACTGAAACAGTTCAGGATATGAGCAACTGCTGACCCACCTAACGTGATTATTCCAAGAAGAATAGAGTCGTGAATCTCTCCGTTGACATAGTTCAGCGTACCTACATGACAATGCTCTATCGTCGTCCCACCATCCAGCACCCCTGAAACGGTACAGTCTCGTATCTCACAGTTGAGAGTTAGTGCATCTGTACCTATAACCAAAGCAGTCTGGGTAGCATTCCTGCCGATCAGCGTGAAGTTCGCTACGTTGTCTCCCGATCCTAATGTGATATTGGACAACATCTGTAGCGTATCAAATCCTTTCACGTTAGCAATCAGAACCGCATCAGGTATGTTGTCCACCGGAAACTCTCTCGTACCTATTGGATAACCAATACCAGAGATTCCAGAACCGGTATCCACCCACACCGCATTCTGATAACTACTGTACTGGATTGCTTCAAGTTCCTGCGTGGTACCCGATGATGATGATTCCTTCGAGACTGTGGTAAACGCGGTTGATATGAGCGCCGGTATCGGGTCGCCTACGTCATCAACCGCTACCAGATTCCCAGATTTAATATCGCACTCTACCACATGATAAAAGCTATACCCGTCTCCCGATTCCCACGTATCATCTGACCCACCCGTTAGTGGGTAGGTTTTCACGTGGGTCGCGTCTATCCGCTCAATGACTGTCGCCAGTGAACCATCGGTGTTGTTGAAAGCGACATCCCCCGGCTCGATCAGATCTGAAACGAAGTCAGCCAAACCATCGGTAAGGATAACGCCGGGGAGTCCATTTGTTGTTTCTCCTGCTGTGGTGGTCCCTGTAGAGGAAACGGTAACCCGTTGCTCAAACGCCAGTTGAGCATTCTGCAACGTAGCGGTGATACTTACTAACGAAGCCCCACCAAGCGCTTCCTTTCCACCAGCATCGAGTAATGGTTTATCGTCAAGGCTTTCCTGTGCTGGCTCAAGTATACCGCGAATGGTATCCACCAAATCTTGAACTGAGATGGTAATGGACGGAGCCTCGACTACTATTACCCGAGGACTCCTCCACCATTCTACATGAACATCTGACCGTTCAGCCACACTTTCTCCCTACGGTAGATTTACTACCGAGTCAGTATTCAATACCGCACCTATGGACACTCCCGCCTCACCGAAGATAGCGTCCGTTTCGAACGGTTCCTTTCCCTTAACCCTCGCTACCGCAACAAGATTGATCGGCGCTACATACTGGATCAGATTACTCAAGCTCGCGCCACCCGCAGTTGTCTCGATAAACACGACGTGTGCATTATCGGTAGGTGTAAGATCCACACCTCCGGTGATATCTCCAATGGTTCCCGAGGCCAACGTGTAAATGTTGGTTACCCGGTCCACTGAACTATAGATAAAACTTAGATAGTTTCCCGTGTCGTTCGGGTCCAAAATCCTTATGACCCCTGAATCAGGTACGTCATTCGGTGTTGGAGATACCGAGCGGGTTCCAAGCGCCAGCAAGATTGTCGCGTCTCCCAGCCTATTATTCGGGTTCAATGTTCCGACTGTAAACTCACCGCGCAGGATAGCTCTACTTCCTACTCCATCAGATCGATATGCCGCTGCCTTAACCCCAGAAGTCAAACCAATAATCGCCAAGGTCTGAAGGTTCGGTGGATCGTAGGTGTCACCAGCATTGTCGATAAGCTGGATATTCCTAACATCTGCCGTAGCAAGGTAACCCTTCTCGATGTACACACCCTGAGCGCCCTGAACCAGTGTACCGGCTCTTGCACCCATCTGAGATGCACCACGCACCTCTGTAAAGGTAGACCATGCCCGCCTGTAGATTCTGCCCTCGGTATAATCGGCATCCGTCAGACCGGCCACATTTACCTGATAAACCGATTCCTTCATTAAGATGAACTTCCAGTACTCATACACGGCCTTGACCGCCTGAGCGTTTACCGGGGTTCCAGCAACCGTTCGAGTAATATCACCCGAAACAACTATCTTGTAGTTCTTGTCGCCCACACCCCCACCGATGTCTTTCGGTGCGCCATCAGCCGCCGCCGCATCACCCCAATCTGCCACCACTGAGGGGGTAAAAGTTCCACCGGAACCGGCCCCTGTCACAAGGTTTACAGCGTTGAACGGAGTAGCATTTGCCATCTCAACATAAACGTAGGTGTCATCGTACTCCATGAAATATCCCTGAGCCCCCGAAGTGGCCTGAGTCAAAAGCTCGCCAAGAACAAGGGCAATCGAGGGGGTCGCAGAGGTGAGACGCTTCTGAACCATCATGACCCGAATATCGGTATCGTATCCAGCTACCTCATCAGCGACCGCATTCACGGTACTGGTAGCGCCAGAAACTACTCCGGTGATTGTATCAGTGTTGACAAGGTTCGTAGCGCCCTTATTGTTCCAATAAATTGTTCCTGTTCCACCGACCGTAGCCTCAGTAACTACAACCCGTTTCGTAATAACCCCCGCGCCATCAACTATGATCGCCTCTTCACCGGCTTCGAAGGTTCCTGTTCCACCACTCTGCGTGGATGAATACTGCGCGGTATTGTTGTTCAAACTATCAGAACCGTTCGAGATGAATACTGCATTCTGACCACCAGCAGGGGTGTTAACCTGTGCGGAGTCATAGGTACTGAAGTATGGCCGCAAGTGCCATGTCAGCGATCCCGCGTTGATCAACTGTCCCAGTGCTGGAACGGTCGGGTTGATATATCTCGGATTTGTAGATGTCTTGATTTTCACCAGCGCATCCACATGACCTTCCAACCACCACGAGTCCTGAACCTCTTCGTCCTGCTCTAAGAATAGATCCGGCTGCGGAGTCGGGTTCGAAATACTGTAGAAGAATCCATGATCCCCGATAGCGTTGACAACTCCCGCTGACTGGTAGTTTCCGATGAGGTTGTTTCCAGCACTATCCTTGAAAGCTCCCTTTTCAATGAACCTGAAAGAAAGGTCCGGGATAAGATAGTCATTCAGAATCGTATACAACTGGTCTCGTACATCACCATCAAGGGCCGGTTTGTCATCCAACTGCCCAAGCTCTTGAAATAGCTCAACCGCGTATGTGTAAAAGGCATTCGCACTTCTCACAAGGTTCAAACTGAGAGTGGGGAAGATACCTCCCTGATTCACTCTCTGTTGTTTCCGTGAACCGTCCGGGATGTTTACCAGTGCCCCGGTATCCAGATAGAAGTTCTGAGCATTCTCAACCTCTGCAACTTTAAGCCATGTATCATCGGACTGAAGCACTTCGATGTCTGCCGCGTCGTTCCAGTTTGCTCCTGTCTTTCCAGCAAGTATAAGTTTTCCACTGGCGTCACCGTCGTCGATCACCGCAAGGACACGTCCCTGAATGGTATTGGCAACCGAATCCTGTATGACATCCCCTACCGAGAAAACCGAACCGGCAACAAGGTTGTCGTAATACACAACATCTTGAATGTAGAGCGCATTGTTATTGATCCATGCTGCCGCTGAAACGTCCGAGTCGATCACACGTATGGACCCAAGTAGCGCTGTCCCGAACACTTTCTGAGCGTACCCTTGAGCCCCTGTCACTCCTGTAGTATCAGATATACGTGCATCGTCCGGTACAATGAGCGTTCCAGCATCATCGTAGTGGATGATCTCACAGTTGTTCGTATCTGTCGCTCCCGGAACTTCAAGAATCCCAGCAACCTGAGTGGTCCCGAGTTTCACACTATTATCCGTCTCAGTTCCGTCTGCCGCACATACGTTTGTGGCACTGATATCCAGAGTCTCATCATTCACAAAACCCGTTGTCAGTGTGTCTCCGTAGAATGTACCATGCCCTGCTACCCCATCAATATTGTACTCGATGAACCGGATCGTCATGATCCCGGTCGCGCCCGATATCACAGCCCCGATCCTGATCAGGTCCTTTCCAGCTTCGATCACTCCATCAAAATCAAGTGTGCTTAGGACTTCGATGAGTTCGTTGTCCTCGAATTGTCCAAGTACGTTGGTGAGGGCCAACACACCGGTAACAATCGGAGTTCCACCGGTTACCGACAAAATCTTTCCAAGCGCCCCGCTGTCTGCTCCCCGAACGTAGTCGCCGACTTCAGGGGCATTCGATGTACCAATATCATAGGTCAGGAGACCGTCGATATGTGATATAACTTTAGCACTGTAATTAAAATCCCAACAATCTGATATAGCCATAGTTTACTCCTTAAACTCTTTGGGCCACTCGTCTTCAGGTATGCCCCACTGCTTCGCCATCTCTACGAAGGCTTGCTTTTCGTCATGGAACGCCTTTATGAGCCTGCCATTACGCATCCAGATAAGATTCCCAGACACGGTATTTACTGTTTTCACAGCGCCGCACAAGCGACATCTGTGACCATCTATGAATACACCACAGGAGGGGCATATGGCATTAGCCCGTCCCTCCTCAGTAGATAGATCGGTACTTACTTCAACTTCGACCTCTCCTGAACCGTCCATGGCTCGTAAAGTTTCCTTCTTTGTAGTCTTCGTCTTAGCCATAAAACCCTCCTATGGTAAATTGACTGACTTATCTCTGATCATCGTAAAGGGAACACTGAAGGTTCCCGTTATGGTATCACTTGCTGCGTTGAACTTGAAGCCTTTCTTTCTGGCAATCACGCTCACAGCTTGACTTCCTTCATAATTATAGTTGTCCGTAAAGATGCCGCTCGCGTTCGTGACACCCTCCGTGATCAACACCCCTACATCAGTCTCAATTCTTACATTAACATCGGACACTGCCAACCCTGCTTCGTTTTTACAGGTCACTGTGAGAGACACCGTATTGACGATTATCACCGCGCCTTGAGGACTGCCCGTAAAGTAATCGCTTCCGGGATTCGATGTTCCCGAAGCGTTGATTTTCACAATACCGTCCCGGTTGACCTGAAATCGGCAGTCATAGGTTTGTGATCCCCATGTTCCAGTATAGGTATTACACGTCTCGCTTCCTGAACCGGCAGCAAGGTACTCAACCTCCAACCTATTGGTAGCATCCCCGCCTGAGTACTCGATAGCTATATGATATTCGGTCGCGGCGACTAAGGTATACTCGTCCTCGAACTCAAAAGATACATCTGCAAAAGAGGTTAGCAGTGTGGATATATCGAGCGTGTTGCTCGTTGCCAACGCGGTCCCGGTAGGCGCACCACCTGAATTGGCGTACAGCTTGCAAACTACATTTCCGGTCGGAGAGTTCTGCTTGCGGATACTCCAAATAGCCCGCGATAGACTTCCCGCCGTTCCTGTGAACTGCTGGGCTACTCGGGTTATCGAGCCTGAGTAGACATCAACATCCCCATCCTCTGTAGGTTGGTAGGAATCGACCAACGTCGCGTTCGTCGAGTTCTCGATATCTCCGGTCACCGATCCGGTGAAGACCATATCGTCGTATCCGAAGGTTCCAACAACAGAATGATGAGCGCCTATAGTACACGCAACAAAGGAACAATCCTTTACATTGTGCGACGTGGACGCGAGCCGGACCGCTCTGCCCGGTGAATTGATAAACTGGCAGTATTGAACAAGCAAGGTAGATACAAGAATCTCAGCGCAGTTTTCAAAGGTGGATGAGAGTACCTTCTTGTCTATGTTCTCCACCTGTAGTGTGATTGTCGATAGATTCTGAAATATACAACCTCGAACACCGAACTTATCGACGTTCGTATCCGAAACATCCAACAACACGCCCACTGATCCTGCGTCTTTGACGGTGAACCCTGAAATACCCCGTCCACCAGTTTCAGTTCCCATATAGATTTCGGTCGTACCTGTCCCATTGCCTACGAAATTGAGTTCGTAGAAGTCGGCCGGGAATGCGGTGTCTTTGAAAACCAGAATCTGGGACTCATCCTCAAAGAACGTGTTATCCGTCCCTACGTTATCCCCGATAATGATCTTCCCTTGAATGAAATAAACTCCCTCTTTTTTTTCTATGATCCCGAACTTCTTGAGGTCCTCCCCATTGGAGGCATCGGTCATGAAGTCATCAAACGTAGCAGGAGCGCCAGAGGTGCCTTGCTCTAAGGTCAGACCTGTCCCATAGTACATAACATCCCACCAGCAGTTGATCTTTGAACCAAGAGCGGTAACCGTGAAGGACCAGCCCACATAATCGATATCTTCTGGATGCGGACCTATCGTGTAGGATGCTTCGATATTGTCATAGGCCGCATCCACGTGCATGGCAAACGGCACCCATCCACCATCGTAACCCTGATCAGACCCGGCAAGCTCCCACTCCCCGTAGTTGTTGGTCGTGATCGTAGTAACTGAGTTAGTGGTCCCCGCTCCGGTCCCGGTTGGAATAGCCATCACGGAGCCTGAGACAATCTGTGTGGCACTCTCCACATACCACGTATTGGTCCCGTTATCATAGGACAACAGTTGCCCAATCTGAACACCGTCATCAGTGACTTGTTTACCAACGTCAGAGGCCACACAGTTGGTGTATCCCGCAGAAGATAGCGTGAACCATCTAACCTCGGCCTCGACCCTCATAATGATCCCACCATTGGCCTTGAGGTCAAACTGAGAGGGGGTAGCACCGAGCATCCATCCGACAATCAATCCCCCGCTCATATCAGTATGTGTGCCATCACCCGCTGACAGTAAATCGTAGAGATGGACGGAGGTCGTCTTGGATACCTTCTTGGAGAGCGAACCTGTTCCTTCGACATAGACCTCCTCATCCAGCGTGGGCGAACCACTCCAATCGGTGGTTGCGTCTGCTGCTGAGATTAAGGTCATATTAGGGACGACTACGCCTGCCATTCAGCCTCCCTCTTCTTTGCAAACTCGGCGATCTCTACACGGTCGTCTCCCCGGCAGTCATAGGACAAGCACGAGGCTGGTGGGTTCGGCCATACAGAACATTTCCCATCGATATGATAAGGACACCCTTTATGGGGATCGACCGCCAAGGTAGCGAGATGAGTAGGCCGACCTGTTTTCTCTTTGAGCCAGTCAGGTGTATCGATATAGTGCATCTTGAACTTTCGGTTCAGGAACTCATCTCGATTCATGACGGGGAATAGACTCCCTTTGCAACACGGAGCCTCACACCCTTCACACATGGATGGTTGACGCGGACCTTGCTCTATGGTCGCTACTTTGAGTTTGTCGCCGTTAGCGGCTATCGTGATGTTCCACACTTGAACAAGGTGTTTATCTTCCATCCTGTTTTCCTACGGTATCTGATCAAGTGTCAGATACGCAATTCCACCCGACGGGGCAGCTATAAGTTCAACCTCATGTACTGCCATCCGTACTTCAATCTGCTCCGTCAACCTTGAAGCCGCAGTAACTATAACGAACGTGGTGTTATTCAACCTCACAGAGTATGAGCCCTCTGTGGTCCCTGTTACAATAATACTAACTACGGGAGCGGGAACACCTTCGATCACACCCCCACTGCTAACTTCAAGCAACTCAATAACACCGTCGGCATTTCTTCTTACAAATATCACGTTATACTTTGCATAAAACGCCGCGTTGTAACTATCCAAAGCCGTAGTGGGTACACCATACGGATCAGGAAGAGAACTTTGACCGGTCAGAGTTACACGTCTAAGGCCACCCGTGGTAGCCTCATCATAATTGTTAGTAGCAGCACATTGAACTACTATCCAATAAGTAGCTCCGGCAACTAATGGAAAAGCTGCGATAACAGCAGAGTACCAACCCACCGTATTTAATATCGTTGTACCCCTTCCGATGGCACTTACAATATTTCCGGGTCGATCATTTCCAGAATCATGATCATATAGAGCTATTTCAAAATCTTCAGAGGTATTCGACGCCAATGATTGATACCAGCCAAGTTCCTTAATTTCGTTTACACCCGCCGGGGCCGTGACCTTTATACCAATGGCGCTGTCACCCAAAGATTCACTTGTTCCAACGGGATCAACTGTAGGCGCAGTTAATACAAACCCCGCATTGGTTCCTGTTACTATAGCCATCTATTCGTCCCCCGCTTACGGCATCTGATCGAGAGTGAGATATGCAATTCCGCCTGCCGGTACAGCTACAAGTTCAACCTCGTTCACTGACATTCTAACAAAAATCTGCTTGGTCAACTGAGCCGCCGCCGTGAGTATCACAAACGTGGTATTGTTCAACCGAACAGAATACGATCCCGCTGTAGCCCCGGATACAATGATACTTGTTACCGGAGCCGGAATGCCGTCAAGAGGTGTAGCATCACTGTTCGTGGCATTCATCTCAATGATACCGTCTGCCCTTCTTAAAATTGCTAAAGCCATTTGTTACTCCTCATGCTTAATTATAGCACGTTCCGCCACTCCCAAAGAGTGCCGGTCTTGTCTGCTTCTATCAATAGAACCTTATCCTCATCCACGCACCGTAACCCGATGAGCCACACATGACTTCTGCTTGTGGACCCTCCACTTACGGATACCTGAACTGAGGTTCTTTTCCTGTATTCAATTTTAGTCTTTCCCATCTCGGGGAACTTGATACGACGCCCACCGTGTATGATGAACGTGTTACTCACGCAATCCACATAAATGGAGTTCGCATTCCATAGGAACATGATCGACTTGATCTGATCCTTGATAGCGAATAGGTCTTCGAACTTTACTTCGTGAGGGCTGGGTTCATTCTCAACCGACACGATTATTTCCAGTTTATCTTCCACTTCTCTCTTCTCCTGAGAAAATGCACAAACCCCCGATTAAGGGGGTAGCGCTTACTGTTCGTCGTACTGGAAAGTGATCGTTTTTTGGTTGAGCCCTCCTGCGGGAGTGTTCTCGGTCACATCCAGTTGCAGAACTATCCAATCGCTGTACGCCGGGGCCGCAGTGATCTGGCCCGAAAGCCCGCCGCCTATCCCGATGTTGGCGCTGGCCGGTTCTACTTCAGGCATGACTTGATCCGCATCTGCCGAGTCCGCTTCAATAGGCCCACCTACAAGGTAGGACGCTGCTGAGTAACCCGATATACGTAGATTTGTAGACATGCCCTCTTCTGTTAGCCATCCACCACCGAGATTCGACAACCATATTTTGATGTTGTCCACGATGGTGGACCCACCCATATCAGACACGAATAACCGGAGCCACTTCTCGAAAGCGTGACCGTCGGCTTGCGCGGTTATAGGGTAAGTTGCAGGGACCAACTCCGAAGAGTCATCGGACCCCATATTGATATTGTTCGGATCGACCGTTTCTACGGAACCGGCCTGCGGACCATTTGTCTCCGCTATGACGACTGTGGCAGCCATGGGTTATTCAGCCCACGCAAGCCATGTCACGATCAGAGCATCCCCGGAGGTATCAGTTCCGCCTGTATTGTCAATTTCAGCGTCCACTCGGATCAACTGACCCTCATCAGTATTCAAAACAAACTCTGCGGTCCTATCTACCAGTGCAGCGGTTGTGGTTGTCACCTCAATAACGCTCACAAGCTGATCGCCCTTCTTGATGTCAGCAACAGTAAAAATACCTGCGGTGGAACCATCAATAGGTGCCTGACGTACAAAAGGCGTCGGACGCTCAAGCATCTGTCGCCATATTGGAATAGCTCTCTGGATTCTTTCTTTAAAACTCATTTCATTTTCTCCTCGATCAAGATAACCGGGAGCCCTCATTGAGGACCCCCGTTATGAATAATCTCAATTCAAAAGGTCAACGACCTTAGAACCAACCGAGATTAGCTGGACTGACATTTTTGATGTAAGCGTGCTGCTCTTCTTTCTTCAGCGCCAAGGCACCAAATAAGAGCATGAGGAAAGGATACACGGCTTCATTTGTGGGATACAAATCGAATTTCATTAATGGCAAAAATTGAAACCACTCTATCGCATCGTATATCTCATCCATGGTAAGGATGAAGATGTCAGATGTTCCGGGGAGGCTCGCATTGTCGTCAACGATTGCATCTGCATCGCCGTCCACATAGGTTGAAAAATATCCCATGAAACGAACATCGCTGCCGTCGGCTGCACCCACTTTGGACCTGTATACCGCATAAGCGGTGATCGAGGCGTCAGGGGTAACCGATACGGAAAATACGTTCGTATCGCCGACAGTCGTAATAGTATCAGAATCTTCAGTGGAGGCAAGGCCCTCACCATATCGATTCACTGCGGAAACTTTATAGTGATACTCACCAAGGTCCCCTGCTGCAAAGTACGAATCGCCGGTTGCTGTTCTGGTAATGCTGTTGATGGTGACCTGTGCAGGTCGAAGCGCTGTCAGGGTTGAAGCTACGGGAGCCGCACCTTCGTTGATGAATACGTCATCGAGCATTTCCAGTTTCCCGAATGGAGTCGGATACTCATTGAATATGGCAGCACCAACATCCTGACCTGACTGAAACCGCACGCGATCTCTGATCAAGTTCTGAAGATCCTGATGGACCATGGTGGAAGAAAGCAGCAAGCTACCTTTTCCATACTGATCACGAATCTGGCGTGAGCCATCATTGATCAGTTTTTCTACCGATGAACCGGAAGCAGTCGCCCCACGTGCATCAAGCACATTGGATGTAGCCTGCTGTTTGATTCCTTTCGGCTGTTCGGGAAAGATTGTGTCATTCCCGTTAAACATTGCCTTCTCAACTTCGCGGATTACCCACAAAGCTCCGGCATTCTGTTCAATGGTCAGGGCATTCTCGATCATGTTCGAGAGAGTCGCCTGCAAAGTCGCCTTTCGGAGAGTCTGCAAGTACTTGGCTGTCTCATACACACGAGCAATGGTCTGGTCAGCTTCCTGACTCTGGCCACCTTCAGGCACCCATGCTCCATCGCTGGAACCTACTGCCGTACGCTTGTCCCACTGGTGAACAGGGCTGGCTATGGGTTTCTTTTTCACCCGCTGGAAGAGGCGAGCCTCATCCTGCGACCACAACACGTTTACGAGCGTGTTTTCAAGGGATTCCGGGATCAATGCACGGCCACCAGCAAACCCGCTGGCGTCTACACCTGATCCGGCTTCTAACGCTTTAGTGAGTTCCTGTAGGACCTCAACGTTACCGAAGTCTCCGTGTCCCACGAAGTTCTGAGGGAATAGTTCAGGATTTATGTTCATTTAATTACCCTCCTTCATGAGCGCTTCAACCTTCTGGTCTACCCGGTCATTCCGGTTTCCCAGTTGGTTCTTGTTGATGCGTCCCTCGATCATACCGGCCTCAGTGAGGTCGATCTTCCCGGCGCGGACCCATTCTCGTGATTTCTGAAGCACGGTCATATTGTCGTACTCCACTTTCCCGCCTTCAAATCGGCTCTTATTCAGAACCTTGACGGACTGGCTTCGAACCGGAGTGCCCCCGATCTGACGGATCATATCGGCTGTACTTTTTTCGAGTTTGGCAGTCATCAGGAGAACTTCTCCCTGACTCTTCACCATTTTCTCTACCCGGTTGAACTTTGCCTGCATGGACTTGCTTAGCTGCATGATGGTTTCATCCATCGCTTTAGTAAGCTGGCGCAGGAAAGGTTCGACATCAATTGCCGCAGCCGCGTTCGGATCTTCGGCAAGGATTTCAGAGATGGACTTTTCGTAATCCATATCCTCTTCTTCCTCTTCCTCAGACTCGTCTTCGTCTTCGGCATCTTTTGACTTGCCCTTGGGCTCGTCGTCATCTTTGGCCTTCCGAAGTGATTCTTCCGAATCGGATTCCAACGACTTCTGGAGGTCGGTCAAGGCGTCGTTGAAATCCTTTTCGATGAGTTCATCATCCAGAAGAACTTCTTGTATTGCTTCACTCATACTGTGAAACCCTCCAAGTGATATTTTTACCTTCCCGCCCCAACAACGTTAGGGATTTTCCGGGATAGGTAGTTGATAATTTTAGCTGCTGAATTGCCTTCATATCCTCTATCGTATACGAAGTTAAGCATGTCATTATAGCTACCAATCTTATTATCTCTGACTGCTTTTAAAAGGTCACCAAACATTCCCCGTAGTTCTTCCGGGGGAACCATATTGTCGACCGTTGATCCCTGAAGACTCTCAGGACTGAGGGCACGACCGCCTGTAAATACAGACGCATCTACTCCACCACCCGCCATGAGTGCTTTAGCGAAAGCGGCGAACGGTACCATCTGAACACCACCAAGAGTCCCATCATTGACGGGCCTATGTGTGATCGCGGTTTCGTCCCATATAACTTGCTTGATTGCATTCTCGCTCTTTTGGAGAATACCACCACCGATTGAAGCGCCGAGGCGCTTTGCCCCACTCTGGATATTCTTCCAAACCTTCTGTGCGATGTCGTTGGCCTGATACAGATAACCTTTTACAAGGGTCCTGTGATCTTTAGTGAACTTCACTTCCAACGGTTCGCCGATGATGAATCCCGGATCATGTGTCGCTTTATGCTTGTGATCCCACGATAGAACACCGTGCGAGAGGAAGTAGTCGGCGGCTTTCTGTAAGGCCGCCATGTCTACGGTCTCTCCGTCCTGATCTTTCATCTCGTTAGAGGCTTGGAGATAGACTATCCACTGCCCATTTTCTTCGGCGCCCTTGATAAGGACATCGCTGAATGGGCTGTAGAATGGGTTGCTAAGCTGTGCAATTCCCTGTCTCATCGTTTCACTCTCCCATTAAAAAAACCCATCTCACCTGATATTGCAATATCAGCCAAGATGGGGCTTCAATGAGCCTCTTTTAGTAAAGGTCCAAATGGTCACTCGGGAATCCATTTGCCTTAATTAAACTATACCACAGGATGGCCGTTTGAAACAAGTGCTTTGCAGTGGCGACATTTCACCTCCACAAGTGCCTTCTCTAACCCTCGACCTTTCAACAGAAGAGCGCCGCAATCAGGACACCGAAACTCATCAAGGTCCCCTCCAATCACAAGATTGAAACTCTTCTTGACTGTTTTCTTCCAATCCTTCTTGCCGCCCTTCCACTCATCCACTGTTTGCTTCTTCTTCGCTCGTTCCTTACTGAACTTCGGTTTGAACTCACCCGTCCGGGCCATACGTTTATAGATTCCTACAATGTACTCGTAGTCCTCACCGTGACCTTGTTCTTCGGCGCGTTCTTTGGCGAGCTTCCACTTCTCTTCGTCGAAGGGCTCACCATGTACCGTCTTCCAGTTAGGAGGCATTTGATTTATTCGCCGAATACTTTCGGAAAGCTCTTCACCAAAAGGTCTAACTCCACGGCGGAAAGAGAGCGGGCTGCAAGTCTTTTCATTGCAACGCGAAGGTCTTCCACATCCAACGGTTTCACTTTCTTCGCTTTCGCTTTGGGTGCTTTCACAACTTCTGCTTCACTGGTTTTCTCAACCGCTCCCTCATCAGGCTCGGTTGCCGGGGTCTCAACGGTGGGAGTATCTGCTCCGGTTTCGTTGATCTCTTCGTCCTTAGATTTTTCGTCTCCTGCTGTCAGCACATCGGCCTCCTTGTCTTTGTCTCTTGCCATCGGTTTGTCTCCTTGCCCGCTCTTCACGGGTTATTTAATACTCTAAGTATATCACAGGTCCAACGGACCTCAAAACCTTGTTCTGCTATAATTGTCTAATTCCACGGGGTCGGTTTGATCAATTTTTCAGGATCGTCTATAGGCTTCTGAAGCCTTGCGCCCTCCCGCATAGCCGCCTCCATAGACGCTCTGAACTTCGCATCGATGTCCTCAAACCCCTGAATGTACTTCACCCACGTACATCGACAGTGCGGGTGCTGAGTCCCAGCAGCTACCCACCAGTCAGCACGTCGGCGGCCATAGTTGTCTTTCCCCGGCCAGATCGCAGTGTACATTGTACCATCTATCATTACCTGATCGCCACTGTCAGGGGGTTCCGGCAATAGGACCACGACCCTATCATTCACTTGACCCACACAAAACGGGCACGCCTCCGATGAGGATATGCCCTTCATGAATATCGTTTCATCCGGTCGCGCCCGGTCCATCTCTGTAATGAGTTGACCGTTGTTCATGGAGTTTCCGATCTCGGTCTCAGCTATACGCCGCCAGTCCCGATTCATCTCTCCGAACTTATCGAATAGATTCTCCCGGAGTTCCCGGTGACTCTGCCGATTCTTGATACCAGTTTGTAGGGTGTCATGGATCTTTTTGTACTGGTTCTGCTTCAGGTCCACAATCAACTCACCAGCGTGTTGCTGAGCAAAAGCTACGGTGTTCTGCCATAGCGGACCCTTCAGTTTGTTCATAGTGTCATCTACTGCATCCCGGACACTCAGATATCCGGCAGACAGAGAATCGTCAATGCTCATACCTTTGAGCAGCTTCCCCAGCGCAAGAGCGTGAGATGCGATCCGTTCCTCTTCTGGTGCATAGATATAATTGAATACCTTCAGGATGTCCCGCTTGATGATCTTCCACTGGCCTTTTGTCAACGGCTTCCCACTCTTTGGATCTATGAATATTCGGTTGTTCAACAGGAAGGGATCAGTCGAGGCTTTCGCCATGCCGATCCACTTCGAGGATATGACATTGTACATCTTGATCAGGTGCCGCTCGATACGGTCCTTGCTGAATGCTTCCAGTTCCCGGACAGATCGAAACGGGGAGACCTCTTTCTGCTGTCTCTCAGAGTCGTATCCCAGCGCCTTGGTCAGCGCTGTTATTGCTTTGTCAAACTTCAATTCGGGATGGTGATGAAGGTTCTTGAGTTCAAGTACTATATGTGATTCACGAGTTTGAGAGCAAAGTTCACACACGTCCGTGGCCCCTCCCTGCAAGGAAGGAACAATAGTTCAACCAGATCGAGGTATCCGTGGTCAGGTAGTCTTTTATCATTCTGCTACCCTCATCCATACTCCGATTCAGTGCGGCTTTAATATTTTTAGGGGGAGCTTTCCGGCCCATGTACTTACACCACTTTGCGAACCTGTCACCGGTTCTTAATGCTTCTGATCTCATGCTCCATACCTCTCCATATAGTTCCGATACCCTGACGAATGCTCCATCCTGAAGATGAAGTTATTCCGGGTACGCTTACTCGCGATCTGGTTCAGTAGGAATGCCTTGGCGAACGAATATGGAATCTTGATCTCCGCCTTCGCTGTCGCCCGTGTACGTTCCTTCTTTTTAACAATCTGCTTCACTCGGATCGTGAGGCTATCACCTTTATATTTCAGGTCCATGTCCTCAGCTTTCTTCGGGAGAATCCATTTCTTCTTCCCATTCGGTAACCCGGCTGTCAGCTTCGCAACCTTGGTTTTTATCATAGCACGAATATGAGAAGTAGACAGGTCCCCGGTCACTGACCAGCCGCCCATCCTCTTCTTTTCAGTCTTCACTCGGGACGCTTTCATAACCGGCAGCGCCGTGTCGTGCTTGCCTTCCTCATAGGTCCTGTATTCCTTGCCTTTCTTCGAGGTCTTTGTAATCGTCAGCTTGACCTTGGGCTTGGTAGAAAATCGTTCCTTCAATTGAATCAGTGACCGACCGATCAGGTCCACAACTGCTTTCTTGTCACCAACAGGTGCGGGGGTTGATTTTACCCGGTCGACCACATCCTTATAGATTTGATGGGCCGTATCCGCTGGACCGTTCTTGATCGCTTCTACCAGACCCTCGAATCCTTTGATGTTCCGGGCCTGCATAACAGCGTCAACCTCGCTGCCAAGGTTGGTTGTCATTGCATAGTTGAAATATTCCCGGCCACGTCGCCACGAGTCAGCGAGTACCTGCTTTTCACCTTTCTGACCGCCCTCTACGACAACCCATTTCTTGCCGACCTTCTTACGGGTTGTCCCGTCGGCCCATGTGTGGGTTTCGCCCTGTGCGGCTGCCTTAGCTTTCAGTATCAGGTTCATCTTTCTTCCTATGAAGCGGTTCGTCGAAGATGGATTCCATTCTCGCGATCCGGTCGTCGAATGCATTCTGCATAGCCTTCAGCAAAGCCATCTCAGATACGGTGGCATATACCATATTATAAACGCCCTGCGTCTCAACCTTGGTGATCGTGATAGAGGGGGCCCTCACTATAAACTCATGCTCATGTGCATGTTCAGATATGCCACTGGCCTCAGCCGCGCTATAGTTGACTTCGTTCACATCCTCAATCAGTTCGTCAATATCAATACCTTTGATCTTCTTGCTCTCACTGGTAAAGTCGTTGGCCAGAACAATGACAGTTCCTCCGGCATTCGCGAATCCTTTTGCTGTTGACTCCTGAGTAGAAAATGAAGCCATGCCTACAGGAATCACATCCCCTACCTTCGCTACCTTCCAGTCATCATTACCTGTTCCCCTGTACAGTTCATTATGAGTAGCGGTCATCATTTTAGCCAAGACCACATCCCCTGTATTGTTGTAAGCTACTGACCCCGGATCGAGCCCGTCCCGTCGTTTGGTATCCGCTTCCTTTACAATAGATCGAGTTTCCCTAACATTATTTCCACGGACCCATTCACCAATAGTATTCAGATCGTCAGCGTCCCATTCAAGATCACTACGATCAGTCATGGTAAAATCTTCAAGGTCACCTCCGGCCTCTTCCTCAGCCTCATCCAATACTTTTTGTACCCAGTCCTCAGTACCAGATATGCTCATACCATTATTGATCATCATGGAAAGCGCTTCACCTTCCTCAACTTCTATATAATCATTCGAATCTGAAAAGCTCCATACATCACTATCGGACAAAATCGGATTTCCTTGATGCTCCCACCAATCCTTGATTTGATCTATATCCACCTCGCCATACTCATCAGTAGCATTATTATTGATATACGCAAAAGCCTCAGATGTAGCTACAGCATCATCCCAATCAAGATCCCCTTCCATAGCAAGGCCCATTTCAAACCATTGACTATCATTGGAGTTATCGATAAAACCTTGAATATCCTCATTCGTTTTCAGGTGTTCACGAATCCATGTCCGAGCATCCAATCGGAGACCTTCGTTGCCGTAGTCCTCATCCTCATCTTCCCGGTCCATAACCGTGTTAATGATATGAATGGTTGCTCGTTTGATATCGTCTTCAGTAATCGGTTTTGGTGCTTCTTTCATATCGAAGTCAGCCGTATCCTCAAACCAACTCTCGGCCTTGTCCTGAATGAGTCCCGCCTTGCCGATTATATCATTCATCTTGTCTTCGCCATGCGTATCCAATGTATTTATCGCACGCTCTTTGAGATCCGCCGCAGATTCCCCGGACCCGCCGGTTACTACTTTCAGACCGGTGGATACCTCAGTCACCACCACGTCAGGGCCTACGCTGTTGTTTCTCTCAATCTCCCGGTGAACCACAAACGACTTACCGAACTTATCGAATCTCTCCACAATAGCTTTGTCAGGTATTCGTATCGCCTCTTTAACAACATTAGTGGAACCCTCGTCCGGCTGCTTGTCCCGGAGAACGTACACACGGTTATCGCCCTTCGGTCCTTTCGGTACCGGAGCCGGGAGCATAACAAGGTCTTGATGGTTGATGATCGTGGGATTCTTTGGGGCCTGATCAGGGCGCACATAGAATGTCTGGATAAAAGGCTTTCCCTTCCTTGAGACCATTCGTTTTACTGGCACGAGCCCTTTCCGACTCATGGTTGCCTTGATCAGTAGTCGCATCTGTTACCCCCTGAAGTATGTTATTATGACTATGAGGACCATACACACAGCCATAAACCCAGACAGAACTTCAACCCGGTGAGTCTTGAGCCATCTCTTTTCAGATTGTATCTTCATCTCCCGCTCATCCATCTTCCGATGGACAATGTTCTCAATCTGGTTCTGGTCCACTCCTCCACGCTGATACATTTCTTTAACTGTCGTGGCTATCTCAGTCACCCGTTCATTGGTATTGCTGATCTTTGTATCGTATCCGTCAAATAGTTTCTCACGGACCTCTCCCACCTTTTCAGAAATCTCTTTCTGGTGGTTGTTTTGATTATGTTCCATTCTGTCCAACCGTTTATCCATAGCCGTCAATAACACCTCATGCTGTGATATTAAATTAGCATTGTATAGGCACTGTTTACTTGCGCCGGGCGTATCACTCATCAGTACTCACTCCTATCAAACTCTCCCGGAATTACGTTCAACTTCGCTGCGGAGATGCTTTCCTCTGCCATGATGCGGGCCTTCTGTAACGAGTCCCGCTCCCCCAACTTGTTTACATAGCGATCTTTCAGATCGTGGTACACTTCATCGTACGGTCCTTCCTTTTTCTGATCGAGCCGTTTTCGTAAAGCATCCATATCAGAGTTCAGTCGGTCGATCCCTTTATTGGCCGCTTCGATAACCTGTTCCTGTTCGCGAACAATGATAGCAGCTTTCGTATCCAGTTTTACCTTGACCGCATCGAGTTGGTCTGCGCTCTTCTCCGCCTGATTACGCACTTCGGGCCTCCTCTTCGTATTTGTTCAGCATACCGATAAATCCCTTATCATCCAATGCCGTTACCGACCGAGGATTGCCGATGATATTCATTTCTTTCCGCTTCGTGGCCATCAAGTCTTCAGACCGCATATCCATAGGGTTCACACCGGACAGAACATAGGTCGAAGTATCCCTATCCTGACCCTTCCTGAATATCCGGGCGTTCCGCTGATCAAATGCGGCTGCGCTGTCCGGTATATCCAAGTGAAAAGTGACCGATCCCCCAGCCTGTAAGTTATGGCCGGATTCGAGAGTCTTAGTCCCTACAATGAACCTGAGCGGATTGCCCGGATCATTAAATGCGGCCTTAGTCTTTGCCATCTCTCCGGGACCGGTCTCACCGTGAATCATCGCAACGGACCCTACACCAAACTCTTTCTCAAGTCTCTTCTGAGCCGTTCGCATAGCCTTCAGTACGGGTTTACCCGGCTGGGATACGTGAACAACTGCCTTCTCTCCGGGATGGTTATTCTTCATCGTGTCGATAATCGTATCGACCTTAGCATTACTCTCGGTATAGCCGTCAGATAGAATCGAATAGTTTCTGGAATCTCTACGAGCCGAAGCTCCGGGAAGTTTCTGTTCCCGCTCATCCCTATATTGCCTCTCACTTGCCGCATACGCTTTCCGCTGTGGAGCAGACATTGGAATACGGAGTGTATTGACCTTGTTCTCAACCGGTAGTTGATTCTTCTGCGTGTAAACCCAGTCTCCGGTCTCTTTCCTGAACGCATCGTTGGCAGCGTCCTGAAATATGCCGGTACCTTGGTTGAGTCCCTTATATCGCTTCTCAAAATCAGCCATTGAACCCATACCATGTTCAGGATCAATGAAGTTGATCTTCCTGTAGAGTTCCTTCTTTGACGTTTTGATGTTCGTACCTGACATAGCCATCTTCAGAGGAACGTCTGCGAGTTGATCTAAAGCCTTATATCTCCCAGCCGCACCAGTACCGGCAGTCATTTCATGAATCTCATCTAAAACAACCATATCGTATCCGGCATCTTTCAGGATCGAAGCGTCTTCCCTGAGTGCATCCTGTGAAACGATATGAATACCGTCCTGTTCAAGGTGTCGGCGGTGACGTTCAGTCTTCGAAGTGTTGGAGGTCGACTGCCTGACGAGCTTCTGCATATCCTTATCAAGGAAAGTCTCGCGTTGTTTGTGGAAGTCGCCACGAGTACCTGACGGGGTTACTACCAGAATCTTCTTAGCTCCCTTATTAGCCATAGCATCCATGATCCCCGCATAGGCAATTCCTGTCTTTCCAATACCCGCTTCAAAGTCTAACAGAACCCTACCCTTCTCATTGAAGAAACGGAGTCCGGCTTCCTGTGCTGCATCGAACTTGATACTGTCCTTAATACCCGGTGGTTTATATCCGGTATTTGATTCATGAGCCTTGATAGCTGCAAGATTATCCTTCTCTGCCGACTTGTCAGCAGCACCCTGAAAGAAGTTGTTCAGAGACTCTTTCGGAATCTCCATGACCAGCCGCTTAGCGCGCCCTTTCTTAACGGTTCGTATCGAATAGGTACCTTTCTTCAAACCGGCATTCTTAGCCCTGTCACGAGCCCGTGCAAGGTCCTTACCCATATCTACCTGTACAACATCAGCCGGTGGATCTTCCAGCGCGTTGATCATATGCGCGGCTGCTCTCAGAGAACCTACAGCCGTACCCAGTGCGCGCTGTGCTGCGGTGATCTGCTTCAGAGCATGACCATTAGCTGAGGCCATGGACAGGATTGCTTCGGCATCGTCTTTGTCCCGCGCCAGTCCCCTAATATCATCAGCGTTGGCCAGTCGTTTCTTGGTTTCCTTCAATGCACGGTCAACGACTTTCTCACGTTCTGTGGCTACATACTCTTCAAGGGCCTTACGCACGACTTCGCCCTTACCATCCAATTGGATCTTTGCGGTGACCGCTCGGGCCACAGCTTCAATCCCCAGTTCCTTTACAGTGTCAGTCGTGAAAGTAGCACCGGAACCGTACACATCTCCGATCAATCCGTTCAATGCGGAGATTGCACCTTGGTCAACATGCCCGTTGATCGCCTGACTCTGAGCATTGAGGATGTCATACATCTGAATATTCTTTGCTGTCTCGGCCTGATCCTTGACCTGTCTCTGGATCTCATCCATTTCACTGGTCGTGGCTGCGGCAAACACCGCTCCAACCTTCAGGTCGGAAGGAATGTCAGCACTCTCCGCACCGATGGCCTTAATCGCTTTCCTGAACTGCTTTCTGGCTGCCAGTACTTCAAGAGCCTTGTCCTTATCGAGTAAGGTCTTCAGTTCCGGTGCTGCGTTAGGGTCCTCGGGCATATAGTCTTTCATCAGGGTGTTGAGCGCTTCCCGCTCCACATTCTTGACTTGCTTCTGGACCGCTTTCTTGAGTTCCTTCTCAGACTGCTTATCAACTTCGTTTTCAATAGCCTTCTCATCCATGGTCTTAAACGCCTTTCGCGCTTCAACCATCTTCCGGGCCTTGTCCTCAAGTTCTTTCATCTGCTTAGCACTAATATTATCTCTGATCTCATCAGGGGTAACACCCAGAATATCTGTAACCACCTCAGTATAGGCGGCTCGGGCTGTCTTTCGTGCTGCGTGCTGAACTTTACGGGTTGCTGCGGCCTCGCTGATCTCTTCCTTGGTCAGCGCCTTCGTTTCTTCTTTTTTCTTAGCCTCGATCCGTTTCCGCTTCACAGTATAGTCTTCACGGCTCATGATATTGTCAATCTTCAGGTGATTCAGTTTCCCACCGGCCCCGCCGACCACGACATAGCCGCCGTCACTGGTTCCCTGCAACAGGACCCTTGCACCCCGGATCGTAACCCAGCGCATTCCACGAGCTTTCACTTCATCGGCTGAGTAATATTTCTTACCCTCGCCGTTTGCTTTCATAAGATCACCCAGCCAGAAGAACTTGATCAGCTTATGATTGCGATGGAGAAACCATTGTCCGCTATCGCTCTTGAGCAAGTCCCCTTCTCCGAATGATTTGTTCACTCCGAACCTGTCTACCAGATTCGTAATTCTCTGTTCCATAATTCGCCTCAGTTTCGGGTCTTCAATACCCGCAAGGATTACGCCTTTCTTAGACAGTACGTTTGTCAGTTGTTCACGGATATCATTATCACTCACGAGGCCGAACACCGAGGAAGCCGAACGGGAGGGATCTCGAAGACTCTCGACTTCGGTAACATCCCCACCAAATGAATCGCCTTTCGGAGCGCCCTGTGCCCTGTAGCGTAATGATCCACCATTGTCGATTCTCCATGCTCTCGCACCGTCCCATATAACATTATCATTATCCATACCCAGAACATCCCAGTTACTCACCAACGCGTCGGCCAGAAACCCATCCCGAAGCTGCTTCATAGCCTCAGACTGTTCATCTCCATAGAGGTCGGAAAGTGGTACGCCCTCAATATAGTCGGCAACCTGTACGAGCTTCCCCTCACTGTCGTGTGAAAGTTGAACATCAGGGACCGCCACACCGAGCGTTTTGTAGATTCGGTTCGCCATGTATTCATCTTTGAGATGACCTTCACCGGTTGAACGTTTCAGGACCTTCTCTTCACCATTGGCCAGCCTGACATGGGCTGCGCCTCCGGTAGTCCCTCCAAGATTCTTGAGGGTGGCATAATGTCCCATACCTCTGGGCCGCTTCCCACCATTATCAGGATATGTATAATGCCATCGACCGTTCTTGAAGTACTTATTGATATACTTTGACTTCTGTAGCTTCATCGATTCTTTAATCTCATCAGGTCCGAACAGGTGCATAGCGTATTTCAAGGAAAGCTCTTCGAATGCGGTTGTCATGCCTTCTGACTTACTCTTCATAACCTTCGCCGGGTTCAATTTCATATAGTTGACATTCGGCCTTCCATGCGCTTTATAGTCCCAAGCCTTCGGCGCGTACTGGTCATCCCATGCCACGGTCTCAGTCACCTCGAATCCATATTTCGAATATATCTTAGGTAACACGTCACCCAGACAATCCAATGACTTCGCTCCATTCTTTATAGCCGTCTTCATGATTGAAGCGCCTTCATGGGCACCCGGTTCAGAGAAAACAGATATAAGGTCTCCGTCACCGGTAACCGCATAGCCGCTCTTACCTGTCTCGGAGATATACGCCTTGGCACGCTTGCCCTCATATTCTTTCGCAGTGTAGGAAGTAACAAACGCATCGAACTCTTTTGGAGTCTTTGCGTCTCGAACAGGTACAAACTCAGCTAAGGGAACATTGGAATAAGTTGTGACCAGTTTGATAGCGTCCTTCTTATCCACGAAGGTCGCCAGTTCTTTTTTAGCTGGCTTACGCCCTTTCTTGTCACCGGGGTATTCATAGTACCAGCGTCCATCCTTGCCCCGCCATCGTTTGGTATACTTTGCCTTCTCCAAGTGACCGATACTGTCATTATCCGCAGTCAGAATGTATGTTTTAGACTTCCGTAATTTCTTAGGCGGCTTCAGAGTCAACCCTTTCCGGTCCTTCAACATCTGTTTGAAGGTTGCCATATCTACCTGATCACAGGACCCGTAATAATCTGATCGGTCATACTGTCTCTGGTATGCTGCCTTGGCTTCTACCTGACTGTTGAACCCGAGCATACACTTGTCTTCATCATAGTTACCGGTATATGGATCATTTTGGTGTACGATATATACCTTATCGGAGAACTTGCTGGGTCCCATATATACATCCACATGATCACCGTCGACACCGAGAGTAAGACGCACATAGCCATAAGCAATATGCATAAAAGTACGCCACATATTCCCATGATCGTCCTCCCCCTGCCTGTAAGTTCCTCGTTCATTCTCAATTGAGATGGGTAATCCCTGAAATGTGCATTTGCCTTGGAGCTTGCGACTGCGCCAGTCTACTGCATTAGTAATAATGCCTCGTTTCATTCGACACCCTCCAACATCTTATTCGAATAGGTGGTCTTCCTCTTAGCGCTCCAATCTTTCCAGACTCCATTCAGACCGTAACCATATTTAAAATCCCCCGGAGCTAACGGGTTACTGGGTAGGCTGTTCTTGACATTGAACGTCACCTCCCCAAAGTCGGCATACATCACCACGTACTTACCCGGATACTTCCTGCTCATAGCCGCACCGTACTTCTTAGCATCGGCGACCTTCCAGCCTTTCTTATTAGCGTCAATCCTCACGGATACATTGCCGGTGGTCCCACTACTCGAAGGTTTACCGGAGATTTCTAAAGGCATAGGCTTCTTATGCGCGGATTCACGCCGCTTCGTTGGTGGGGGAGACTTAGGTCGGGGCGCGCTCTTTTTCTTCTTAGCCCCGTAGTAGTACTTATAGTTCCCCGGCGTGCCAGTCCGTTTCGTGTAATTAGACTTCAACAACTCGATGGGATCAACAATTATAATTCTCATCTACACCTCACCTTTATGAACGGTTTAGCTCCGTGGCTTTTTTACATTCTTAACCGGTGTGTGTTTTGTGGTTGACTCAGGTTTGCTCGACCCTATCTCTTCGGGTTTCACAATGATGGTCCTGCGACCAAAATTGTCATGAGCGCGGCTGCCTGAACCTGACGCACTGGCATTGTAGTTTTTGTGAGGTGCTTTCGCGCCCTTCACTCGACCCTTGCCATCAACACGTTTGGTGTCGGCGTACTTGCCCTCATCTTCGGGCTTGCTTGAGCCGATCATCCTTTCCGCTGCCATCTTCGCGAACTTCATTCGTTCGGCATGACCTTCGTAGGGAATCTTGCTCTTAGTCTTACCACTCACATTTGAGAGGCTTGCCGGATGGTCTGCTTTCTCCAAAGGTTCAATCTCTCCGGGAACCAGAATCAGTGCAAATCTTGTTTTCATATCACCCTCCAATAGTGACTTGTTCACGTTTTCATTTTCCATCTCGATGAGATGGGTATAGTATTTCGAATCTTCGTGCAAGTGATCCAACGCAATCTCTCGCGCTACCCCTTTGCTTGAAGTGTGTTCCATTTCAATCTTGATCCCGAGCTTCAATTCTTTCGGGTCCACTTCCATTGTATCGCCTTCCTTGTGAAGACCTTCTTTCTTCAGGTGGTCAACTGCCGCTTTGGATTTAGAAAGACTGCTTACAATCGACTTAACATCGCGCGGACTCATTTTATACTTGGCGCCTATCGCATTGAGCGTAGACTCTGAAGGATTCGAGTTCTTGAGAAACAACTGAGCAATAGCTTTCGCAGTCATCTTGTATCCAATCTCATCACCACAAGAACCGGTCACAGGTCCTGTAGCTACGGACTCAAGTTTCTTCTTATTCATCGTCATCCGCCGGATCAAATCCTAATATCTGAACAACCTCTTTCGGGGTTGACTCCTGCTTGTCATCATCCGGGGAAGTATCGGGAGTCCATGCAACTTCCTCGGCTGATCCGATATACACATCAGGTGCTTTCAACTTTCCGCCTCCACTTTTCAAAGATCGCCGGGTTCACATAGCTGCCCAGCGCCACCACTCGGGTGTTGCCCAGTTGCTTAGCTACTGCATTGCCCACAGCAATCACAGCCTTCTTATACTCGACCATGGTCTTAGGGGCATTACCCCTCATTGCTTTCATAGCAACCTCAGTTCCGAGGTGGGTTCTGAAATCCTTGCTCTGGAACTTCGCCCCGTCTCCCAGCCGGTGGGTATATCTCAAAAGGCCGTCGCCGGTAACACCGAACAGCCGACCTGTTTTTCCTGTCTCACGCTTCCTCTTCAGAAGCATCTTTGCCACACTCGCATCGGTTACGGGGATTTCCAAGTCGATCCCTTTCTTCCCGACGAACTTCAGGACCACACCAGAATCGGTACGTTTTACGTGTCGCCCTTCCAGTGTCGTAGCGCCGAATGCGTCGACGCTCCCTTTCGTATTCTTCTCGCTGCCCGGTCTGATCCCCGTACTCATGATCAACCATAAGACCGTCGCCGCCTCGTTCTTCCCCTTCACGTCGGCAGCAACCTCTTGATTGATCCCGTCGAAGGCTTTGTTCAGCGCTCGTATCCTTGCAAACTTTTCCTTGCTTGCCGAATCCACATGAGCCGGATTGTAGATGTACTGCGTTCGCCCTTTGGCATCGTCGCCCTTCACCCACAGCTTGGATTTCGGATCGCTGAAATACTGAAGGTTCGTCCACGCGGGAGGAACCTTGAACTTGTTCTGTATCCGGGCGGGCAGCTTGTCCCTGTTCTTCACAGGAACCCATCTCCCCTCGGCTATCTTTACATACTTGCCGCTCTTGCTTTTCGCACCGATGGCGGCCCGTTTTGCTTTGGTGAAGATGATCAGTTTCATTTAGCCCCATACTCCCACAACCGTCATCCAGAAGAATCCATTATAGAATGCCGTCATCAAGATGCGCCCGATGGGTGTTTTCTTGTTGATGATCTTCATCCGATCCCCTTCAGTTTTCACATATGCAAACAAAGCTACCAGCAACGCACCGGCCAGTTGTCCCAGCTTCAAGGGCTGCCAGACCATAGTCAAATCACTTTTCAATATGAGCGCCTGACTTCCTAATACTCCCAGAACCAACATCCCGTATACACCGAACTTGATCATCCATCGCCGGTGTTTTGACTTCGCCTCTTCGATGACTCGTAATCGCTCTTCAAGGACTGCGCGGGGTATTGGTTTCCTTGCGGCCATCTACTCCACCAATATGCGGAGTGTCCGCTCTTTAGATTTAGTTAGGGTCTGTAATTCCTTCAAAGACTTCTCAGCCTTATCGTCATCTTTTTCCGTTCTGGTAGAATCTGGTTGTTCGGCGGCCTCTTCAGCCTCCTGACCCTGAGCGCTTTCGCCCTGATCTTCCTGACCAAATCCACCCATTCCCATGCCCTGTTCAGCCATTTCCTTCTGCTGCTCGGCCTGTTTGTCACCCATGGCCATCTGTACAGCCTGAGCATTCATAGGCATCTCTGACCAGTCTTCTTTGAAAGGGTCGAGTCCGTCCTCTTCACGGACCTCATCGATTGTTCTCCATCCCATGATCTGCTTGTTTCGGACTTCGGCTTTCTTCTGTTCGTCCTCACGTTCGAGACCGACAAACTTAAACCGGTATTTCTGAGTGACCTTCCTGATCACCTTGTTGACGTGTTGTTCTGTGAATCCCAGCATTGAAGCAAGGCCCCGATCCTTAGAGGATTGTATCCGGGGCTCTGCATTCTCACCGATGATCGATGTGCTGTCGTCTGTTTTTATTCCAAGCTCTGCAAGGTCCATCGAGAATACAGCACCCACGAGCGAAGATACGAACATCATGGTTTTATGATATTCCATATCCTTGTTCGACGTGGACAGGTTCTTGAAGTCGACCCCCACACCGTCCTTTCCACTCGGTAAGATAGGGATCGAGAATTGCGCTCCCGATCCGGTCATAGCTGCATACCAATAATTTCGTATGCTATCCAATTGAGGCTTGGCCACATCACCCATGACAGAAATGAAACCTTTCGGTACACGGTCCTTAATCAACTGATCCCGGATGTAATTGTATCCAAATAGCAGCGTGGTAATAATGTTGATACACATCTCAACCGGGCTGTATCCATAACCACGATACTTGACATCAGACCGCTTGAACTTGTAGTCAAATATCAGATTCTCGCTCTTGTACTCTGCATATATTTTCTCATCGATCTTCTGAACGAAGCGGACCCCTTGGCCCCATCGCTTTTCGTCTATGACGCGTCCGATGGTTGCTCCGTCTAACCCCCAGAACGCCACCGGTTCACCCAGTCTGTTATACTGGATTTCCGTGGCGACTTGATCGATTTCATACGTGTCGCGAACCAACATAGAAACATAATCCATGAAGTCGTCTTCACGTTCCCCGTCAAATACGAATCCAGTCTGCTCTATGAAGTTGGTCAACTCTATTATTTCACTTTCGTTCTCTTTCTCACCTCGGTACTCTTGCGTCCGGTTCTCAATCTCAAATCGAAAGCCGCGATCATTCTGTTCTGTCGCGTACTTCAGAAAGGGGAGAATCTGGTCCTGTCGGGTATTGATAATTCCATTGATCAACGGCAACTGACCAACAGATCGTCTGAGCGTATCAAAGTTAAGTTGAAGTATCCGTTCCCGGACTCCCTGCGCTCCGCCCCAGAGCCATGTCTGGACCCTTGGATCGACGAGTTGACTGGTAAGTTTTCTGATTGTTGCATCCTCGTTAAAGGATACGGCTGTATTTGATTTCTTCCTTTTTCTTGCCATGGGTATCTGGTACCTCCACAACTTGATTATAACATGATAGTCCACTCAAACAAAAGGGCATGAAAAAGGGGAGCCGTATAGACTCCCCGGTGGGTTTCCCCAGTGGACTTGTAGCCCACTTAATTTATGTGAACATCCGTATCAGCCCCCGAAGGGGCTGGGCAAAGGACCTTTCAGTCGGATACCTATGGCTGCCCAATTGGTCATCGCACCCGTTTGATAGGGTCCCAGAAGTAGCTGGGATTCTCCTATATAGTTGTCGGTTGCAACAGTTGTTTCGTTCGTTTCGATAACGGCTTCCGCATAGACCATATTCGCGAAGTCGTAGTCCAACGTATCGACGGTTTTGTGATCGGGAAGCATTAAGGCATTAACCGTCAAACCCGTTTCTTCAATGAACTGGTTGACGCCCCCGAACACGGGAAAACAGACGAGTACGAGTGCCATGATCACAAGGATCAACAGCAACATTCCGTGCTTCACTTCATATCCTCCTCCTGTTTTGATCTTAAAGTAAGCAGCGACGCGAGATTTCCCCGTACACTCGCCCGGTGCATGTTCGCCGCTGTTCCTACGGCCTTCCGCTCCCCTATCGTCCCACGCTGCATTGTTATTACTCTATTCTACACCGATAACCTCGTATCACCAAGGGTTATCTGCTAACCGATGTGTCCAAAGGTTTCAATGCCATCACAATGAACACACAAAGTGGGGTAAGAAGAATCGTCAGAAAGAACCAACCTACTGCGCTCCTGTTCTTATTCGACGCAATGATTCCTGCCACGATTCCTGCTACAATCCAAATCACAAACACTGCAAATATTTCCATCTTTCTCTCCTTATACATTTCTCAAATGGGTCTTCGAGGACCCATTTGGATTTATTTCAACACCTTCCGTAAGATGTCACAATTCGGATTTCCGGGACACTTCTCAGGGTCCACACCTGTACATCCAATCTCTTTACACACTTCTTCAAATTGGTCAAATGGTAACTCGGGTGTACATTTGGTTTCTTCCTGCAAGGACATGCCACACCACGGGCACACCTTAAACGTACTGCCGGTGTATTCCATTCCATGTATCCGGGCGAGGGTCTGCGCGCCGTCTATCTGCGGCATACTCAATTTCCATTCTTGACAATCACATATCATAACTTGGCACCTCTGCACCCTCTGAGGTCCATCCCCAGTCTTTCTCTATCACCATCGTGATCCTGAACTCTGGACCCTTACGAGCCCACTTGTTGATACGAATCCTGAAGACCCGCCTCGGTATCACCGATTCGTACACATACGCTTTATGCCCTTCCTTATCGTCAAGGATCACAGCGTGGCCCGTGTAAATCGTTCCACCCCGGACCGTCTCGCTCTTATGAATATTGATCAGACAGAAACCATCCACATCGCGCCATATCCCGTCAACATTCACCCGTTCTCTCTGAACTTCACAAGCCGATTGACCACCTGATCCACAGCCTTGTCCACTGCTTTCCGTAGTTCCGCATCCTGCTTAATATCAATCGTCAGTTTCACACACCCTCCGCGATCTCTTTCAATTTCTCCCTGCTGGCCACTTCCAAATCCACAGCCTGATCCCATGCAGCCATATCAATATGGTCGGTCACTGCGTCCTCAACCAGTGCTTCAAGTACTGAAGGTTGAAGCGCATCAAGCTCCCATGACTTCGTTCCGTACAGGTCCGCATAACCTTCGAATCGTGAGTCGGTCTGCTTGGCTGGATTCTCCGGGGGATTGTACTGCTGGACCTGATCCATATTCAGGGCAATCCGTTCCATGGTAACCGGTATATGTTCTTCGGCTATCCCATCGCGCCAGTCCAAGAATGTAGCCATCCGATCAGAAACATCTCGTGTCATATCCATACCTGACGGATCGTGGTCTCCCAGATAAATCAAGTGCAAAACATGGCCCTCGAAATGTGCCGCCGTGAATCTCTGACTCGCCTCATACAGTGCGCTTTGAGATGAATATCCCCGGTTCGCCATGAACGTCACATCCCATTTGGAACACACCGGCTGAATAATATTTGATACGGCATCCTTCTCACACCACACCTCAACGAAATGCTCTTGCGTAAGCCATCTGTTTTCGTAGTAGTTCTTGACTGCTGCATCAAGGATCTGTCTCGGGCTCTTCCAGTGAGTATTCGACTCGGGCTTCCGCACACGGTCCTCAATCATGGACCAATCGATCATCCCGGCAAGCCGTCCCTTATTCACTACGCTCCCGATCTTCTTATACTCACTCTGGCTATTCGGTATGAAGTCACCAGCAACCAGTTGATAGTAAAGCTGCCGCAATGTCAGTATGTATCCTTGGCTTCTGTAGTCATCCAGAATATCATTTATTGTATCAATCAGATCCAAAGACCTCTGAGTCGGGTTCCAATCTATAAACTTGTCTTCCATCTCTCCCCCTACCTGAATCTATCGGACAGCCTCCGAACTTCTAACACCGGCCCATGAAGGTTCACACCAGTACCGGCCTTTCTGATCATACGTAAACTCTGAATACTCTTTCAAAAGTCTCTGACGATCAATCGCACGCTCAGCATGGCGTCTCAATCCTTTTGAATTAGAATACACCGTGAAAGCCTTAAACCGGATCACACCATCCGGCTCACACCACACATCCTCAGTACTTTGTGGGGCAGTGTTACAAAAGACCTTAACCTTGTGTGCCCCGTCCTGAGCTAAAATATGCAGAATCGTACCCACAACCACTCCACTGAATAACTGCGCACCACTCCGGTACACTTCAATGGATACCGGCATAACTAAATACTCTTCAGGAAAGTATATCGTCAGCATCCCCGGCTTGATGGGCCATCGACTCATTCCTTACAATCCGGGCATGACCAAATATGATACCCGTGATAGTACCAACCATACTTCTCAGATCGGTAGTCAAGCCCGATAGCGTCACAACTCTCGCACTTGACTATACTGACCTTCGAGAAGGCGTTGAAACCCTCAATAAACTTTTTAATCGGTTCGAAGCGTACCTTCGGATCTGCAACAAGTCTTTTATACATTTGTCTTCGTAGGAAAGCAGATCGCCAGCAAACCCACGCTTTAATAAAGAGTACTTTATGTGCATAATAAGTTCCCCACTGGAATGCAGTTCTACTCATCACAGACTCCCTTAAAACTTGTAAGCAAGTTCGGCCTCTGGATCACCCAGCGGCGCGTTGTCACTCATCAGGACTTCCTCCGAATGCCACTCGATCAGACTCGTAGTCATGAACCCGTCCGGGTAGGTCGGCCCCAGTACTTTGTGAGCGCTGATCTTCATATCACCAAGCGATCCTCCCAGTGAATCCAAGTAGTCACCCACAATAAAATCGCTGTCGTTCTCTCCCCAAGTAACCACTACATAGAGGGCGCCATCATCCAACGTGTTCTCAGCAAAGATGTAATACTCTCCACTGAACTCCACATGGTAAACATACTCCGCGTCCGGTTCCAGCGCGCAGCCCATCGTAACCACTACAATAATCAATAGTAAAAATAATCGTTTCATATCTACCTCCCCGCCGGTCTATCATACCCATTGTCATCAAGCCACTGACACGCTGCCGCATCGCCATCCTGACACCGAGAATAATTGACGTCATGCTCGATCAACTTGATCAGGGTATCAGTGTTTATACACCCTGCCATCGCAATCATCACAGCCACAATCAAAATCATTTTCTTCATCGTATCCCCCTTCACTTAGAAATAATCGGTCCTATCTTCCTTTCCTTACAGCCATCCCGTTTTCAGGATTTAGTCGGCAAGACGACGGATAGCTTCCGCACATCTCCCAGCTATTATCTTAGCGGTCTCACACGTGGCATTACGGACCTCTCTATCGCATATCCGGGCACACGCTTCTATAGTACTCACCGGTTTAGTCCACAAGACAACAATCAAATACTGGCCTTTCTTCTTGTACAGAAATTGGAGTACATTATCCTCAGTGTATTGCAGATACAGCGCCCTCACCCGTAGGGACCATTTACATTTATTCATTAGACTTCCTTCGCAGAGAAACACGTACAGCACTCGGCTTCTTTATCACCGGGGCCCACAAATAGTTCATCCCAGTCCCAGCAGTAATGATACCCCTCTAACCTCTCCGCCTCGGTTAGCTCTTCGCCTTTCGGTATCGGGCATTTCTCATCGCCAGAGATGGAATTGTTTACAAACATATCATGTCGTTCTTTAGTCATCTCATCCCCCGTAAAGTCGGTCTTCACAATAGACCGGTGTCTTCTCTCCCATATAAGCTCCAACAATATTAAACTCATACCACTCTTGCGCATCGTCTGAACTCATACCGGATTCCATTAAGGTTTCAATTATCTTCTCAACCGAATAGATCAATCTCATAGACTTTTCATCCACACCGATAATACAATTATCATACCCATCAGCCTTGAGAAAGGTGTCTTCTGAATAAGCCTCCAAAATAGCATCTAACATCGGTTCGTTCTCTCATCCCGTGATGGTCCTTTATATCTTAGCTCTGCCATTCTCCACTATCTCCCTGTCAAACCCTATATCTTCCCATCTATCCCGAATCATATCATCCGGGTTCCATGACCCATAAACGTGTTGCTCAAGCCCACACTTCATACAGGTCCTTGAGCATGGATTATTCTTACGCCACTTGTGGAACAGTAAACATCGCTTAGGTTCTGCCATCACTTTTCATCCCCCAAATATTCCTTACAGTAGCTCTTGAATATGTCTTCAACCTCTTCCAAGGTATCAAACGGTCCATTCAGTAGTTCGGCCTCATCACCGAAGTACCAGCCCTTCAGGAACTCCCCATAATCCTCTGTGAGTAGATAAATATGCTCATGCTTCAGACCCGCTTTATCTATATACTCGTTCATCACGTATCCTCCTTATCCGCCGCTTTCCTCAGATCATCCATCTTGCGCGCCATATTCTCAAGCATATGCTCAGATGTTCCGTCTGTCTCCCATCCCGGACACACAATGCCGTATGCTTCCAGCATCGCGTCAGCAAACTGTTGTATTAGATCAGTAGTGCCTAATGTCCGCTCGACATACCTCAACGCCTTCTTGATATCATCTTCCGTCAATCGGCCCTGATACTTGCCTACCACCTGATACAATCCTTGGATTATATCCGCATTCGGCTTCCCACTATCGACCCACTCAATTGCAATTGTTTCATTCTCCATTACTTTTCCTCCCCGGTACCACCCCCGGTACCACCCTCGCTTCTGCGATGCACCCTGCGCACAGGTTTCCAGTTTCCCACGTACTTACTTTTGACTCCGGGATAATATCGAACTCTGCCAGTCCGCACACGTCGCAATATGTTGGTGATTCGGTTCCATACCATCCCAAGCTCCTTAATAGTCTCTGTCCTTCCAGTGAATCCCACGCATCCTTGTCGCCCAGTATCTCTTCATACTGATCTGCGTCAGGAATACGTCGTACACGTAATGCAATATAATCATCCATGTCCAGCCCGTCCTTACCGAACCCTTTCGACTTGGCTTCACTGGGTGTGTTCGCGTATACCAGATATCCGTATTCATACTCCGTGTCAGTCACGTAATAAGCTTTCATATCACTTCCCCTTCAATATTCCTTTTTCAGACAAGAACGAATGGACCGTGAACCAGTGTGTTGATCCTTTCTCCAAAGTACCGGTCATCTGATTACTGGTATCCACTACTCTGAGCAATTCCGAATGATCTTCGAAGTCGATCACAGTCGCCTCGTACTGCGTCCGCTTTCCGTCGATCTCATTCCGCAGCACATAGAAAACTACTATTCCTAAATCAAATGTCATGCGAATGCTCCATCAGGCACTATAGATTTAGGCTGGGTCTGCCCTGAATTGTATGATCCATCATCATACATAAGCTTTCCCCTGATCACGATGCTCCTGATCTTGCCCTTCTTGTTTCGCCCAAACCTGACCATCGTTCTGGCCATGTAGGTCTCCCGGTTTGGTAAGTGCATCTTCAGCGTATGAGGAAATGATTCCACATCGGTCATCCCGCTGACCTTCTCATACTTAATCAGATCAGCAAACAGACTGACGGTACGCTCCTGATATATGCTATTCTTCGGCATGAACTCCCCGGTAACTGCGCGGCGGACTCTGATCAGTACTCTCGCACCTTCAACATCTTTCCAGAGCCCGAGCAGCTTTTCAACATCCTGAAAATCATTTTCCTGACGCTTCTTTCTGTCCTTCAACGCTCTTCGCCTTGCGCTCATCCTCTGCCTTCTTCAGTGCTTTTTTCTTCGCGATTGTCGAGCGACGCCTCGCGTTCGCAAGCGCCTGCTTTCTGACTTTCTCCATCCGCTCCCGTTCCAATCGGCGGATTTCCCGCTTCTCGTTGTAGGTCATCTGAGAGCCAAATCTGCCCTTCGTCCCTGTTCCCTTCCCCTGCTTCCCTTTGCTCGCTCGTCTGCCCATCAATCAACTCCTTCAGTGTCAGGATCTTTCCATCCTTCAGATGGATCACCACCTCGCAATGCCCCGAATACGTCTGAGAATGTCTCGTTGAATGACTCAAGGTCGGGTCCGTCACCACTATCTTTTTGATCATCCTTCTTACCCTCCAATATAGTGCCGTTGACGCTCACAGTAATTCCACTCACATGAAACCCGTTCACCAGTTGAATCAAGACGGCCCGAATATCCTGTGATGTTGATCCCGCACCGTAGGTCTTCTCAATCTTGTCACTGGCATCGATCACGAACATCCCCGACTCCCCTGCTTTCTTCGTTATGAAACCATCTTTGTACAGCCTCGACACGAGGGTCTGCAACATGATCGCTTTCGACGCCCCTTTGCGCTTCCGGCTGTTTATTGGTTTTCCATCCGGCCCAAGAAGAGATTTGTGGACCCTTCGCCTACTATCCTCTGCAAACTGTCTTCGATGGATCGCATCCAGTTCCGCTTTCGATATTCTCCTACCCAGTTTCGCCATCTTCAATACTCCTAAGCATATTATTCATTTCAATCCCGTACTCATCATCCGCAAGCAGATCACACAAGCTCGGTCCCCAGTTCAGATAGTCCGTAACCAGTACGCGCTCATGAAGCAGGGCACGGTTATGCTCGTTCATAAAAAGCGCCTGCGATTTGAATCGTTTGGTAGTCCCGATTTTGGCTTTCACGTCGTTGCTGGAAACACTCTCCATACACCTGATAACCCACTCAATGAACCGGCTGGAATTAGCTTCCTTGGTCTGTAATATTGATATGGGTATAGGGTCCGGTCTCTGTGTCTTTGGTATCCGGTTCATTTTGATATCGTCCCAGTCGAACTTAAACACTTTGATAGTGGTAGAGTCCGCCAGAAATGTAAAGTTTATCTCTTTGCTCATCTTCCGATCCTTTTCAACCCTCTCTGAAACGGGTTGCCTTCCATGGGCATAGTTGGTGACTCAGCATGAACCACTTCCATTCTCTCCGGGTTCACACCGTCCTCGATCAGCAGCAGTCCACGAAACTTGTTCACCGTGATTTCTTTACTCATCTTCTGGCCCATCACTTTCTGACACGCCTCGCTCAGGTAACCCCGCGCCTTCGTACCTATGATAATCCCAGTAGACGAGTGGCCTATTGAAGCTATCTCGTCAATCTTCGTGTCCAAGTACGCGATCAGATCCATACCATCGCTTATGATTCTTCCTTCCAATAGCATCTCTGCCCTCCTGTCAATTGTCCTTCACTAATAAATAATCGGGGTAATCCCGAAAACCTTACGGGCATAAAAAAAGGCCAAAGTCGGGAGGAACACACACCCGTTACCGGACGGTGTTTCCCACAAAGCCAAGCCGCCAGTCGACTATCCGCTACCTTCTGTCCGAGCCGAAACACCGTGACATCAATAGGGGCTCTGTGGTCTGGCACTCCCAAACCTTGGCCTAAATATTACTTTTTAATCTACTTGATACGCTCACCCTCCAAAAACGGGTACGGATCTATAGGCCACCACCTGTCACGTGCAAAGACTTCCAACTGAAAATGTAAATGTGGTGCATCAGAATATCCAGTCGATCCCATAAGCCCTAACACTATTTCAGTGTCTACAGCATTGCCCTCTTGAGCCTCATAATACGCTTTCCCTAAATGCCATGCACGACTCCGTACACGGTCTCCATGTTCGATGATAAAGTTCAATCCCTCCACACGTCCCCACTCTAACCAACTGGACACGCCCGGAGCATACGCTCTGATTCTCAAATCCGAACCCACAGCTACCAAGTCCATTCCTAAGTGACTTGTTCTCGGGTCCCCGCCGTAACCTTGATCTGATCCATACCTTGATGTAACTGACCACTTACTGAAAAATGGATTCCCTTTCGGGATAAGCTCAATAAGCTCAGTCATCTCCACGTATGATAAACCAATACTCGCTGAATCGATAGCAGCATAGTAGGCTACCTTTCTAAGTAATTCTTTTTCTCTTTCCTGAGACTCCAATTGTGCGGCCTCCAACACATCCACATCACTGTTTAGCGAGCTAACAGTCTCTAAGATTCCCTCATTGATTGCTATGTGCCTCTTATACTCCGAATACATAACAAACGATAGAAGGACAAACACCACACTCATTATGATTATGGCTGACTTCATTAAACCCTCCTCAAAGTAAAAGGGGAAGAACAACCCGTTTTAAGGAGGTTTGCCTTTGATCAACTGCAACGCAAATTGATTCGTGGGTCGCTCAACCCCTACATACCTTAATAATCGTATTGTAACCCGAAACCTTACAAACAACGAAGCCCCTTCACGCTGAAGGGGCTTCTCATCAATTCTCAATACCTACTCGCGGACTCATATCCTCATTATACATTGGTCCGAGTTCCAGTTCATCCCGATCCTCGCCCTTCTCTACTGTTTCTCTCACGGCACGTTCACCGAGGGTCCTCAGACTCCTGATATCTTTCAGGTCATCCAGTGTGAACATCCATGGAGTTCCCGGTCCTCCCGGCTGAGAGCCGCAGCCAAACTTCAGAGCATAATGCTTTAAAGTATCCTGCTTAACTCCCAGTACACGGGCACCGGACTTTGTAGTATAAATCTTCACGATAGCTCAGACTCTTTCACAATTTTCTTCAATGGAGCTTTCCTCACACAATACGTTTCGTATGTGATCGCTCCCGCTTTCAACTGTCTCTTCAGCGCCCCCCACTGATCAACAGCTTCCTCTTTTGTCATAATAGGTTCATTTTTCTTGGCCATATCTGCCTCCTCGGGCTGATCGCCCGCGTTCACACTGGTAAGTATATATACCTACCAGTGTGCCCGTAGATGATCAGAGTTTTCCGGCCACTACCAACTGCGCAGTCTTCCGCATGGCATCGCCCGCGTTCCTTGCCAGATGGTCCATGGCTTTTTTGATCGATGTAATGTTGCTCCGCTTCCCATCGACAGTCACAGAACTTTTGTATAGCACGTGTGCCTTACCGTCTTTGCTGTCATCCACAGATTCAAAGGTCATTGACTGGACCCACACAATCTGCTTGCCGTTCGCCTCGAACTCCACATACGGTCGGATATGACGTTCGACCAGTTCGTCCCGCTCATATTGAGCATAAGGAACATTCCAACTCACGTACGCATACCGACATTTCTGATGATGTTCAATCCTCTCCTGCAATGCTTCAACAATTTCGTCTCCAACTATTCTCATAGCTCGCCTCCTCGGACAATCGTCCGCGTGACGATTCAAATGTTCACCCGAGTTACCATTTGAACCGCCCCGTAGATGATCATGCCAGATCCGCAGACCAATGCCACTTATCACCCAGCATGAAAAACCGATACCCGTAAACCTTGTCATCCCGTACCCCGACCACATGGACTTCCCGTGAGTCCGCCCATATAATCTTGACCGTTTCAAGATCCACAATACTGGCAACCATCGCTTCAGCTTCTATAGGGAGTCTTCCGATAGTTATCATTACTCACCCCCGTATGTGATGTTCTGAAGCTCTTCCAGCTTCCCTTCGATCCAATCTCTGAACTCTTCCGGGATGTCGCCATCAGTAGGAACGTCCGGCCCATCATAGTCCTCAAGGTCGACATTCTCGTACTCATCTGCCATCGATTCGCCTTCATCGGCACGACTCTCAAGCAGTTCTCCTGTTGGACCTTGTTGGAGACCTTCGGGCATGTTGTCCAGACTCCCCTGAGCCTCTTCAGCAGCCTCCCGGACCTCATTGACGGCATCTTCTACCAGTGACTTCAGTTCCTCCGCGTCACGGGCATCATCCACATCAAAGTCATAGCTGAACTTCTCTTCAACCGCCGCCATCGTTGACAGAAACGGTGAATTGATCAACTGACTTGATCTCGGCGGAGTCTTGCTATAGTACTTCCCACCGTAGCGGAACTTCCACCAGTAATACGACTCGCCTTTCTTCGCAACCGGATTGTCTTTCCGGGCGGACTTTACAAATGTTGCTCTTGCCATATGCTCACCTCCATAGTGTATTCGGCTTGATCAGCCGCGTTGCGGCTCCGTAGAACCGCCCCGTAGGTAATCAATCTTCAAATCCATGCCGCTTCAGGTTTTCTTCAAGCATATCCCGAGCGATACTTCGCAGCATTTCATCTGCATAATCTTGGGCATCAGATACATCCTCAAATATCCAGCCCGTCTTTATGATTTCACAGTCGTCACGTCCACAATTGCACATGATTTTACCTGCAAACCATCCATCCGACTCGTTCATGTCCGTGGTCGCCATATACTTATCACGGACTTCCCGCGCTATGGCAGCTTCCAACGACTCCCGCTGGCCGACATCCTTAATGAGTCGGTCCAACGGATTCCGATTTGAAACATTACTAATCGCATTGTCGAGCATTCGTCTTAACATGCTTGTCACCTCATCCATCAATCTTGTCCCACAGGCATTGCCACAATGTGTTTCAGATTCTCAGTGCCTTTCACATAGCACTTCTCAAATCTACACATACTCATGTCATCCTTACCCACACGAATACGCCCCGGCTTCAACGCCATCAAATACGCAGCGTCGAAAGTGACAACAAACGATACCTTCGAAGTGTCGGCCCCGCCATAATCCAGAACCATTCCGGCCTCATCGTGACGCTCGTACACGTGGAACCCATCCACTCGAATGTTCACATAAGCCGATCTGACTTTAGGATTAAACGCCTTCAAGCTCCTATAAAACTCTTCAGGAACATCCACTACGTAACCGTCAATCTCTTCACTGAGCAGTTTCTTGATGTTCGGATAGAGTTGTTTAGCTGTTGTCTTCAGCGTCACAAGGTCCGCAGTAGTCGGCATTTTGGGCATCGAAATAGTCTCACTAAGAAGAACATGCCCATTCGTAAACGCCCGTTTCCCGGTAGAATTGATTGCCATATTCTCTCCGAGATCCGCAGACCCCATAGATATATTACTCAATTCCCGGCACAGCCTTATAAACGGGTCCTTACTCTTAACCTTCCTGCTCGGTTTCTTCTGGGAAGCCTTCACGCACTTGGCACAACGGACTTTGCCATCTTTGTCCTTCGCAGTGAACTTCCCTGTCTCTTCTCTGCATTCGTCACAGATCATAAGCACCTCCATCTTGATTATTCGGACTTTAATCGTCCGCGTTGCCGCTCCGTAAAGCGGCCCCGTAGATGATCATTCCACACCACCCCGATCAACCTCACATGAGATGATCTGGGTCTTCTGGACTTCGAAATATTCAAATATCGTGTCCAGCACGTGGTCCCGGTCATGGCTTAACGCCTCTACCCGAAACGCTTCGATAGCTGCATGGGTCCACCCTGCTTTCTGAGCAACCTTCATACACCCACCTACCAGCGCCAGCGTATTTCCTCCCGGACCGTCAAAGTCGAGATAGACAGGCGGACGCTCTACGACTCCCATCGTAGGAACCCCGCCATCACAGCCCACACATCGTGAAGCTGTTCCATACGGGCATAGCTCGTACGTTTCTCCATAGCTGCCTTGAAGTTCGGGTAGTCGATCTCCACGGCACGTTCCATTAAATACTCAGCCCACACCAGCTTCGGACAGGTGAGCCGATACTGATAATCAGCCTTCGGGGTACGCTGAACCTTATTCAACTTCAGCGCTCTCCCCAGTCGCATGATATCATACTTCGTTCTCGCACGAACCATTACACGGTCGGGCATGTCCCGGTGTTCGACGGCACTGAAAAATCCGTCTACAGTGAACACCCACATTACTGACCGCTCCGATGTGAATGATCGAAAGTCCGTTCCATTCGTTCGACTGTTTTCTTATCGATCATGCTTTCCAACATTCCGCGCGTATTAGCACACATGCTCACGCCATTCTGCTGGGCAACCCATCGTCCAGTTACCGGATTGCTCGGTATTTCACTAATGCTCCATCCTCTATATTCCATTCAAACCCCCTCCATGATCCTATCGATCACGGCTTCTCTTGCTTGTGATACGACGCGTACCGAATCACCTCCGCAATCATCCACGAGTTTCATCAACTCATGTTTACTGAATACGAGATACATATGATCCGGCAATTTACCGTCGTCCTCTCTCGGTGCGTTCTTGCGTAGCCACCTTCGTAGCTCCACACGCTCTGCCGCCCGTACACGTGCAACGTGCATGGACGCATGACTTCTTAAGTCCATAGGCACCTCCAATCGAGCGTCCGAACCTAAGCTCGGGCGCTCTGTTTGAGGCTACTGTAATTCCAGAACTTCTCCGAAGGGCGGTTCAAAGTCCGACGCACCTTCGTAATATTTCTTCTGGACCCACAGTACTGGGTAGGCTGGTGCAACCGGGAACCGGTCACATTCACCATCTGTGAAATAGATCATACAGACCGGCGCTTTCCCCTGCTCATCGAGCAGATCGAAAGGTGGCCGAAAGTCCGTCCCGCCTCCGCCGTGTACCTTCAGGCTCACGGGTTCTCCGGCTGGGAACTCATCCACTTGATTGACTCCGGTGTCACAATAGATCACCGTACAGTCTGCCTGATAGTCTTGCAGGATCGAATTGATCTCACCCGCGAACTGGTCAAGCTGTTCCTGTCCGATGCTGCCGCTGGTATCAACGGCTGCTACAACACTTCCAAGCTCATTGCTGTACAGTGCCGGGAGATAAATCCCCTGACCTATCCAACGTCTGTTCGGGCGGCTCCACGAATAATCATTCTTGGAACACGTATCCACGAACCGGCGAAGGATCTCTTTCCAGTCGAGCTTTGGGTTCAGAATGTTTTCGATGATACGTTCCATCGATCCCGGAAGGGTACCCGCTGAGCGAGCTTGCTGCGCGGCCTGAGCCATCGCAACCTTCCAATCCTGAGCCGCCTTGCGCATATCGGCTTCGCCAGCAGCGGACTTTCCATCCTCTGCTTTGGCGTCCCGAACTTCTCCGCATTTTCCCGGATCACTTCCCGGCTTGCCATCTCCCTGTCCTTCACCTTCGCCGCCACCTTGTGGGTCGTCTTGCGGGTCAGGTTCGGGTAGTGAAGAATAGGCTTGCTCGGCAGACATATTTCTGAACTTAGAGTCCATCAATCCACCTTCAGGTAGTTTCATCCCGGAGTCAACAAGTAATGGGTTGATCACATAATCTGCTGCGATATTCCATCTGTCCTTGTCACGGTCTCCGCGCCTTGTATGATGTTGTAGTCCACAGTGCATAACTTCATGGCAGATCAAACCTTTCAATTCGTCAAGGCTTAATCCTTCGATGAACTCAGGGTTGTAGCCCAGAGTCGTACCATCGGTCCACGCGGTTTCACACGCGGGGTCTTCCTCGGTCCTGAGTCTCAGTGCCAGCGATCCGAAGAATGGCTGGTCGAGAATCAATCCCGCTCTTCCCTTTGCAAACTTGTCACTCATTTTACTCATAAGCGAACCTCCTTGACGGTGTTTCCGTCAGGTCAGGGCACTCTTTCGAATGCCCTCCACCAACGTCCCGTACTACTTCCCGAGAAAGCCGCTCATTTTGTCGAGGATCGCTTGCGCGTCATCGGCTGCCTTCTGCCTTACCTTCGGAGCGTTCCGAAGATTCTCAGCATCTTGGCTGGCGAGCTTCTTGGAGACTTCCTTTCGGATCTTCTCCAATTCAGGGTCATTAGCCACGTTGAGTCTGGGCAACAAGTTGACCAGTTCAACAGCGTTCTCCACAAGGGAGTCACGGAAGATTGCATCTGGATTTGACAGGGTTTCGGCAAACCGTTTGGTCACCTCAGCCAACCTTCGGAACAAGTCCTCGGTGGCATTTTTCACTCTGCGATCCACGCTTTCTTCCAGTGCTTTCGATATCCGATCCGAGTCGCGCTTTTGCAGCTTGACCCTAAAATCATCAGCGTGTGGCACGGGTTCAATGTCAGTTCCGAAGTCGAACTTGCGTTCGATCTCGTGTGTGCTGGGATAGTCCGCCGGATTGAACATTCCGCTCAATCTGGTCTCGGCCTCTTCCCGGTACTGTGGGTAATTCTGTACGAACTCCCGGACCGCCTCTCCAAACTTTTCCTTCAAAGTCCGCATCTCTTTCGAGTACGCCATGAAGTTCTTGGCTGGAAGTATCCGACCACCGGCATCATCCCACGGGAGCGTCTGCTCGTAGTGAAATGCTCGGGCTGCGGTTGCGGCCCGGTCGATAACCTGAATAGATTCCTTGGCAATCAGTACTTTGTTGAATCGACCGCTATCATCGGCAGTTCCGTATTCACGGATAACTTTCTGAGTGATAGTCTTGTCGAACTTCCTTGCAGTCCATTTTGATATGGACAATCTCACGATCATTGCTTCGTCATGTAACATAGGCACACCTCCATAAATTAGGATGGTTTTGATTTTGGTTTATCCATCCCCCTCCCAGTCCTCCGAAGAGGGCCGGGTAGGTGAGGGACAATCTCAGATGAGAACATCCGAATGATCTGCTGACCACTGGATGAACGCTCGGGTTGAAACTAAAGTCTCATCCCTTTCGATTGCATCTCGAACCAACAGCACTGAGAACTCGACAGGCAGCCGATTGGCATACTTGACTATGTTCACGAAGTTCTGGTCACTTGCTCTGTGAGCAAGCGCGCCGCAGATCGCGTACAATGTTGCCGGGTCCGTAGGAACATCCGCCTTGTCAGGTGCCATGATCACGAGGTCGGGATCAGGCAAGCTCCTGAAGATATTCAGGAACCCGATCAGTTCCGATGCAGCGCCTTCCCCTACAATTCCAGATACCAGATCGTACTCGACAGCACTGCCAGCGACCTTCAATATCTGACTTGTGAACTCCCACGACCTTGGAGTCGGGAAAGCCTTCTCGTTTTTCTGGGGATCGAACTGATGGAGCAGTTCCGGGCGGTATCGCAAGAACGCGATAATCTCGGTCTGTATTCCAGTAGTCAATGCCCATTTGATCCAATCATCCATGTCAACATCGAAGTCAATGTGGATGAACCGGTTCGCGAGGGGTGTAGGCATTCTCGATGTAACGGCCCTGTCAGTCTCACGATTACCAGCGGCAATCACGATACAATCTTTGGGCAGTTCGTACTCGCCGACTTTCCGGTCAAGGACCAGTTGGTAGCAAGCAGCCTGAACCAACGGCGGAGCCGCGTTCAGTTCATCGAGAAACAAGATGTACTTTCCCTTGCCTTTCGGCAGGAAGCTGGGCGGAGCCCATCGTGTGTCACCGTCTTCGGTTATCATGGGAATCCCACGAATGTCAACCGGATCGAGTAACAGGGCACGAACATCTATCAACTGTCTTTTGAGTAGCTTGGCAAGCAGCTTCAGGATGTCGGACTTTCCGACTCCCGGCGCGCCCCACAGAAATGCTGGGCGTCCTGCTGCGATGCAATCTTTCAACGCTTCTAATACTCTTGATGGTTTCATGCAAACCTCCGTTAAATGGAACGGGTTGGATTTTGATTAACCGTTCCCCTCCGCGCTCTCGTGAAAGAGCGCAGTAGGTAAGGGTTATATTCCTTTCAGTTCTTCCGGGGTTTTCCCGAACATCAACTGAGCCAGATTCTTGTATCCGATTTTCCTGTTCACTTTCAGGACCGATACGATCTCAGTGAACGCTTCCGGGTACCGCTTTTCGAAAACCTTTATCTCGGCTTCCGCATTCTTCAAATCTTCGATACTTGCAATTGCTGACATAGGCCACCTCCATAGTGTATAGTCCGTCGGGTCTCTTGGAGAGTCGACGATGGAATACACAAGCCGGAGGTTGCCAGAGTGCAAAGTCCGTCAACGACGGGACCGGCACAACTTGTGTATTCTATCGCGGACTCTCATCCGCGAGGAGGTATAATTTTTTCCTTCTCTAAGTAAGTACTTTCATCCACGGTTACAATCCCCGCTCCGATTTCCCCTTGTATGTTAAAGAACTCTCAGGGTCCGAGTGAGGTGGTTGGTGCCTCTCTCTTTTCCTTATACTTAATTATATCACGTTATCGGGATTGTGTCAACTTGTTGTTTTTCCAGAGATAACGTACTACCAAGCCTTACCGAGATGGTTCAGAGCAATCCGGCTGACCATCCGTTTCTTAAACCCGGCCACGGTCAACGACGATGCGTTCGTGCAAAGTCCGATATAATTCCTGATGTCCTCCTTGGTGAAGGGCCGGTCCGTAGTCTTACCAGTCTCTTCATCGTGTTGCCGCATGTAAGAACCTAACACGGATTCAACCGCATGGGTTCTTGCATACACCTGATCAACGTTCTTCTCAGTAAACTCCGGTATTCCGATTTCCATCGTTAGCCAGATCAAAGAATCCAGAACAGGTCCTTTCTTTTCCTTAAAGTTCTCGACGTTTGAAACGTCCCAGTTTAATGACATATGCTCACCTCCATAATAATTTCGAACTTAAAGTCCGTGATGGGGCTGATCTCTCAGCCCTGTCATAGACCGTCAACCGAACCGCTCTCCCGTTTCCGTGAAAGTGTATTCGTTTGACCTGATTGAATCGTCAACACATTCGTCAGAACTGAGCCATGTATACTCATTACCCAGCATGGTCAAATAGGCGGTCAGTAGATTCTTCTGAAGTGACGCGGCTGCCTGATTGTATTCCTCCGTACCCCGATAATCATCCTCACCTTTGAGCATTCTTACCGGAACAACCTCAGTACAAAATATCTTGGCCAGCTTGTAAGTATCACAGTCAGGACCATGGTTCTCTATGATCGCTTTTGCTACAGCTACGGCGTCATCAATCAGCCGCCCTTCGATCTCAACACGGTACACATCAAACGATGTGATCTTAATCCCGATGGTATCCGCATCCTCATAGGTGTTATCCCACCAGTCATAATCGAACGCGCCTTCTAAGTACCACTCCCGAGCCGTTACTTTGGCCGGGTCACTCAGTTCATTAAATGTGAAAACCTTTGTTATAATTTCAGTCATATGCAAACCTCCTGCATGTACTCTCGGATGTTGATCATCCGTGGAGTGGACCGGTTGCCCGGCCCCTACCATAGTTGATCAGTCTAAGAAGTGTCGGCGGTGATGTCTCGCCTTCCGGCCAAACGCGTCGCCAGAAGCTACCATCTCATGAGTTTTTTCAATGAGTGCATCCGGTATTCGAACGTCCCCGTCATCGGTCTTGATCTTCCAGTCATCCTTTTCGAATAACCGGACCCATGCTGCTCCCCGTTTCTCACAGATTACTGCATAGGCAAGATCGGCTTGAGCCTGAAGCTCGTCGATCTGGGATTCAATGGATTCAATGGCGGCCTTCTCTTTGGATACATCCTCACGCTCATCCACATACTCGGCCCACTTGTCATACCCTCTGAGGGATTCAACATAGCCGCGCATTGCGTAGTCTTGCTTCTCTCCGATGAACCGTTTGACGCTACTGTCAATATGTTCAACCTTCGCAGCTATTCGATCCTTCATCCACTGGGAATCAGAATGCAACCTTGACTTAGCCAATGCTTTGGCGTCGTCGTGTCGGACTTTCCGAGTTGATTCAGTACGGACGTTCTTGAGTTTCACATCAACATGAACGTTGATATAACAACTAAAGTCGGCAGCCGTATAATCAACTTTCTGATCATACCTATAAGCCCCACCAAATCCCCACGCCTTCAGCAATTCTTCCATGTCCCAATTAAAGCGCGCGCTCTTTCCATCGACAATATCCGCCACGCACTTTTGCAGCTTGCTGCCCAGCAGGATTTTAACGTCAGCACTGTAGTACTTTCCAATCTCACTGTACCGAATCTTTCCAAACTCAAACTTGAGGTCGGACTTTGTGATGTTCCCGTCGAGTGTCCACCAATCAGGACCGAGTGATGTCTGCTTTCTAATTTTGTTCATACAAACCTCCAACCGCTCCGGGTTGGTATTGTTTACCGGAGCGCTTCATTCAATGCATCCCGTGAGCGGGCGGATAGCCCGCCGCGCTTCAAAAGATTCTACCGTAGTCGACTTCAATCTGTTCAGAATATCCGTGTTCATAAATGAGGTCGGACTTTACTTGATCGGTGGTAAGGTCATCGTGGTAATCGTAGAACAATCTGTCTACCATCCTCGATCCCTCATACACGATCATCTCTACTGTTCTCTTTATGTTTTCCATAGGCACCCCCTGAGCATGTCGCTCACGTGATGCACTGGATGAAAGGGGGAGTCGCCTCCCCCGGAGGTATTTTGTTTTATCCTTCCCTATAAGATACTTTCATCCATGGTTACAATCCCCACTCCGATTTTTCTTCTTCTTGTCAAAGATCGCTCCGGTCCGGGACAGGTGGTTGGTGCCT